TAAAGAAATTTGAAAATCAAGAGTACCTTTATTTATGTCATCTGAACGATGCTTTATTCAAGCATCAGCGTCAAAAAGACGGATCATTTCCTACACCCTTTTACAACCTTGAAAATCCTATATAAACAACACAGAAATCAAAACAGCAAGGACTACAATTAACTGCAATTCTTGCTGTTTTATTTTAGTGATATTTCGTTCGCAACTTACGTGTTTTTTGTCACTCCAGACTAAAAATTTACGTGTTATTTGTCACCGATTACGTGTTTTTTATCACCCAAAACTCCGCAATCCGTGTAACCATCAATAGTTTTAGGTGTCAATAATATATAACGCTACGCGTGGCTGAACCCTAGACTACTAGACTAGATTTTTCCTGCTGTTTTTAACCCTAAAAATAAAAAAAGTGGGACAAAAAGTGGGACAAAGTCCCTAAAAAAGCATAATTTTCACCCGCGCAAAAAACAGCACCCACGCGAAAACCGCATGGGTGCTTGATTTTTTAATGGAGCTACTGACGGGATTTGAACCTGCGACCTACTGATTACGAATTGCAAGAATTTCGACCGTTAAATTCGCCTGAAACCCTTATCCAGCAAGGGTTTTGAGGCTGTCTAGGCTACCTTGGTGACTTGCCGTTTCATGCCTTTAAAACCCGCAGTTTACCGTCTTTCAAAACCGCGCTTGCAACCAAACTTGAACCACAAAGCAACCTAGTTTGTATATTTACTAGGTTGCTTTTATAGTGGTTTCATTTACCTTTCTTCCTTCGCTTTCATACCTGCTATCCACAGGTCGAGAACCTTGCTTTCCGCTGCGTCGGGGTCGCACATGTACGCCTTGGCCATCCTCACATAGTTGCTTACGTCGCTGCCAAGAATTTCTACAAAATCGCTATGTAACATATTCATGACATAATAGAAGTCACCTTTGCATTCGATGCCGTTCTGGTCAGCAAGCTGACTGGTCTGCTCATACGTCCAACGACCACCGTGCGTGCCGTCTACATTCTTCATCTTGGAGACTGCCATCTTAGCCAGCTCTTCGTCAAAATGAACACCATAAGCTATTTTGTGCAGTTCATAAGCTGTATTCCAGAAAATATCTGGGCAATGCCAGCGTAGTTTCTCTAGCGCTTCACAGGCTACTTCTTCCATCTTTAGTAGCTTTGCTTCGTCATGCTCGACGTGTTGCCAATACTTTTTTAGCTTGTGCATAATACTTACCTCCTACGCCAGACGAACAACGCTCAAAGAAGCGTTACTGATAGTTCCTGCCGCCGTAGCCTGTACCTGCAGCGCAGCGTTGTTGTTGATTACGCAGCAGCTCGGCAAAACGCGAATCAGCGTAGCAAAGCCAATGTTGTACGTGTCGCCAGTCGCGCCCGTCACCGTTGCTTCCGCTCCCGGAACGGCCACGCCATTGCGGACAAGTCGCAAGCCAATGTCACCAGCCGCAGTCGGCGTTACGTCGGCGTTCAGCGTCACGAGGTACAGGCCTCGGAGCAGGTTCACGGCAGCAGCACCCGCAACGTGCCCGATTGCCACGCCAGTCAGCAGATTATTGGTAGGAAAATTCACGAACCCGTTTGCTGCCACGGTCTGCGCCGCAGTCACAACGGTTGTCAGTGCGGATTTTTGATTGCAAGCCATTTTTATCACTCCTTTGAAGAAATAGGGCGGTCTGCACCGCCCTAAGTGCAGTTAATGCACATGTTTTAAATTATCAAGCTAACTGTTGCTGATATGCACAGCCACAAGCGCCAGCTACGTTAGCAGCGATGCTCTGATATGGACTGTTCGTCAGATAAGCGGGCTGCGGATAAGGTCTCAGTGTGCCGATAAGGTTAGCGCTCTGAGCCTGTTGAGATAACTGGAAGTTAGCGGTCTGCAAATCACGGTCGCGGTCTGCGAGCTTGTCACGCAAATCTTGAATCTGGTTGGCAATCAGAACTGCTCTGGTCTTTTCGCCGTCCTCTTTCACTGCATTGACAATATCACAGGTATTACGTGCGTTCTCGTAGCGCACTGCGTCAATATTGCGATTAGTTTCGCAGCAGCACTGTTGAGCGGCGAAACGATTTTGTGCAATCTCGCTACCAAGCTGATAGCCAGTCTGCATAATATCACGTTGCACGCCGTTAAAACCATTGAGCATGGTAGTGTTTTGAGCATAAAAACCATCACACAGGCCGTTCTGAACACCACGGATACCGTTTTTAATATCTTGCATAGAGAACTGGTCTGCAATCTGGTCGCGAGTCATGCTGCCGTTTGCAAAGATTTCAGCACCCATGTTGCCACGATTGTTCCAGTTGCCGCCCCAGCCGCCCATAAGAGCAAAAATGATAAAAATCCATGCCCACCAGCCGCCGCCGAAGCCCATGCCATCGCTGTAGCCGCGATTCATGTCCATTACAGGTACTACACCTGCGCCACCATTTTCTAAAGTCATGATAATTCACTCCTTCCAATGATATATGCAAACTCTCTGTGCGCATCAAAGAGTTAAGCCGAAATTAGATAACATCTGCCGAAGCTGCTCGTCACTCATGCCACGCTGTTTCGCAAGGTTGCGTACAGTTTCTTTCAACTGTACTTCATTCTTGCCTTGCCCCATCTTCATGGCACGCCCCATCACAGGGTTCTGCTGCGCCATCTGCGTCATCATCTGCATCGGATTACCGCTATTCTGTAACATTGCCATTATTTGCATCGGGTTCATGATATGTTCCTCCTTGCAACTGCTTCTCTAACTTATCCACACGCTCTGCCAGTTTATCCACAGAGTTACGCTCTGCGTATACAGGCTGCTTTTGCTCCTGCGAATTAGCTAACTGATAAACTCTAAACACAGGCAGCCCGTTGAGGTCAATAGACTTCTCATAAATCTTGCCCTCTGCCGGGCACGGGAAAAATGTGCTGCTGCCGTCAAGGTCTATTTGTGCTGCCTTCGCTTCATCCATGCCAGTAACTACTCTGCCTTTTAATGCTTGCGGCATCTGCCCCATAGGCATTTGCGGTTGCTGATACATCTGCATCTGCTGCAAATAATTCAGCCGTTGCTGCATCTGCGGCGTGGCTCCCGTATAAGGGTTTGGTGCGTATTGTTGTCCGTACATCGTTATCACCTCACACTTATATTTTGCAATATTTTTGCAAATTTGTTCTATCAATATTCCCTCATCTTTCAGACACCTGTTTTGTGTTTAACGCATAAAAAATAAGCCCTTTGGGCGCACGATGCAAAGTCGCACACCCAAAGGGCTTCGTTTTATCCTAGATTTCAAAACACGTAAAACAGACTCATATGCAGCAGCAACATCACGCTCAACAGTCTTATCGGAAATATTCATTTCCATGCCAATCTGGTAATTCATCAGTCCGTCGACAAATCGCTTCTCGCATACAACGTATTGCCGAGGGCTGACTTTTGCTTCGTGCAGCACGGCGTAAAATTCTTCTCGTGTCGAATTATGCAGCCAGTCCCTTGCACGCTTCTTGAAATCATCCATATTATGTTGCGATTGCCACCGCTAGAGCGCCGCTTAGCAATACCCATGCTATGTTGCGCTGTGTCTTAATTATTCGTTGCTGCCTTTTTACCTCTTTCTCGTACAGTTCTAGCGATTCGTTGGCAGTCTGTAATAGCAGCTCGTTGCTGCTCGATTGTTGCTTCAATGCTGTCAGCTCTGCTTGCAGCTTCTTGGTTTGCGCTTGCGCTTCGTTCAAGGCTGTTTGCGACTTCGCCAGCTCTGCTTTCAGCACTCTGCAATCCCTCGCTAATTTGATGTTGCTGCTCGCGAGCTGCTCCAATCTCGTGTCTAACAGCGTCAATTCGCTCTCCGTTATCGTATACTCTGCTTCCTGCGCAGAAACTGAACCAGATACCAACGCACAAGAAGATAGCAAGAGCAATAAGCAAATAGCGATTGTTTTTAATAAATTCTTTAGTTTCATTCATTGTTTACCTCATGAGATTAGCCGGGGACAATTTGTCCCCGGCTACTAGGGAAATTATAAGCCAAGGCAACGAAGCAATGCTCCTACCGCTAAGCCCAACGCAAAGCCAATCAAAAGTTTTTCATCAGTGATATACTCTACAAATTTCTCAAACTTCTCCATCATCATCTATTCACCTCGCTTTCTCAATGCAGTCTATACCATTCGGCGTTGCCGCGAATGTCCTGCATTTTATTATAGAGATTTTCGCCCGGACAAGCTGTAGCCATTAAATCTCTGTGTCCGACTACAACATCGTCGGAAGCAATAAGTCCGTAAATGTTGCATAGCTCAGCTATAAGTTGGGACAAAGAATTTAGCTGCGCCTCCGTAGGCTCTGCAATATCAAAATTGCCACATACATGGATGCCAATAGTGTCTCTGTTCCTGCCGTAAGCGTGCGCTCCCACAGCCCATCTAGGTCTGCCTCGCTCCACTGTGCCATCCTTACGGATAACATAATGGTAGCCGATGCCAGCCCAGCCTTGAGCTTTATGTGACGCATGAATCTCAGCGGCAGACAAGTTATCGTCCGTCGGGTCGCCTGTATGATGCACAACAATCATGTTTGTGCTCTGGCGCTCGTTCAAACTGTCAAAATTTAAATCTGTTTCAATGACGTTCGTGTTTCTCACCGTCCTTTTCGTCCTCGAACCTGTCGGGTATGCCGTTGCCGTTTACATCGACAAAACACCCGGCGATAAATGTCACGAAGCCAATCATAGCGGGGCCTATCATTTCTTTTATTATCGCCAGCAAGTCGCTCATTATGATTTTGCCGAACCATGCTTGGTAGCACCATGCTGCGTAATACGTCAGCACCAACAGTACCACCAAAGCAAAGTACGACATTATCATCCATTTAATAGGCGACTGCATATCGCTGACTTTGTTCTTTGCTACCTCAATATATTTTCCGAGATAGTCCTTGAACTTGCTGAACATCAGTCATCAACACCTTTGGAACAGCAGCACTTGCGAACGTCGTCGACCTCTCTTTTAACCTCTTGATAGCGCAGCATTAAGGAATTTAACTGTTCCTCGGTAGTGGCTTGTGCTACACGAATGTCGTTTATAACTTTGGTCAGTTCTTTCACCGCAAGTGTGTTGTTGTCGATGCTCTGATGCAGTGCATCGTTCTCAACTCTCTGCGGCTGAACAATCAACCAAGCCCCGGTAAACGCCAGCCCGCTAATCAAAAAGCTCAGTAACTCTAAGTCCATTTTTCACCTCTCAGAAAATAGTTTGAGCCACCGCTTGCGCAGTGGCTCTTTTATATACAGCCGTTCCTAGGTGACGGCTCCCCCGACTTAAATATCAAATTTGTCGCCATATTTCTTTATGCAAAGCTGTGCGACTTTGTTCTGCTTTGCTCGGATTTTGTCAATCAGCACTCTTTTCTGTACTGAATTATATTTGGGACTAGTTGTAATATCTCTAATATCCTTTTGGAGCTTAAAGATTGTGTTGGAAGCAGTATTTATGCCAGAAACGGCGGCAGTGGGCTGTCCTTTCTTTCCGTAACCAGCTTGCCACTTTGTAGCAGCCTCTCTGAGCTGATAGAAGTCATTCATGGTTCTAGTGAGATTCATGTCATTGACAACGAAATCACGTGCAAACGCCATTTCTGAAATCTTCTTTTCCGGCAGATTGCGTTTTTCAGCAATCAGTAAGTCCGGGGCTTGCCACAAGAACATGCCCATAGTACCTGTATAACCGCGCCACAAGTTGTCAATCTTCACTGGGGACAGTTTAACAAGTGGGTTATCTCCGATAGCTTTGCTCATTTCGCTGGTATAAGGGCCATACTGCATTTCGTCTGGCAGACGTTCCTGTGACTTGCTGACGACAGGTTTGCCGCGGAAGAAGGAATAGTTAGAAATCCACTCAAACAGCGGCAGAGCCAGCGTAGGAATAATACCCGGTGTCAATGCGTCTCGTACTTGGCTGCGCCAGTTTGCCATAGCCTTCGCATCTTGACCATTGGCTGTATCGAGCATAGCTTCTGCACCAGAGCCGAACAGAATACCAGCTTCTTGGGGTTTGGGAATGCGAATGCCATTCGGCAATATCCAGTTGGTCATCTTGACATTCGGGTCAAGTTCTTTGTACCAATCCTCGTCATGATTCCACAACCACAATACCACTGACGGCAGAACTATATAAAGGCCGATGCGGAGCAAAGTCCTTCTTGGGTCGGCTTTATACATTCTGTACAGCTTGTCGCCACCTTGAATACACGCGTTGAAGAACGGAATCATGCGGTTGATTTGCTGACCTGTAGCGCCACTGCGTCCAAAGTTCAGAGTAATCTCTACTGCGTCATAAGCAGCTTGGTCTACGCTCTTTCCTTTCTCTCTAGCTCGCATAAACTCGCCCATACGAGTGCCAGCTTCGGCAAGGTTACTAACCCATTCCAGACCTTCTATCGGTTTATGGAATATACCTTTGATGATATCGAGCAAGCCAAGCTCCTGCCATTTTTTGCCGCCAGCCATGCTTTCAAGGCTACGCATAACCGATTCGCCATCGCCATAGAAGTTAGACGAGATAACGCCACTTGCGTTGAACTCGCTTCTCAACTGCTGATTGTTGAGCAACGCATTCATGCCGCGAATACTGTCGTAAATCGGGATAAAGCCGTTCTTGGAGGCAATTCCTGCAAACAATGTATCACGAATGAGGTTACGAATGATAAAGGACGGAGACATTGTAGAGCCAGTCCTCAGCCATTGAGCAGGTTTAGTCAGCAGAGCCATTTCGATTTTTACCAATGGCTCTACCGCAGCAGTAATAGCTGGGTACATCTCTGGGATTGTCTGATAGGAGTGCTTCTTGCCATTGAACATTACCGTGAAGATGCAGTTTTTGGCATCACCACTATTGCCCTTAACCTCCTTGATGTAGTCGTCAAGATTGTATTTGTTTGCCTGTTTAACGGCGTACTGACCAACCCTGTTACGCTCTGCCTTCTGCGTCAATGCGTTGATGGATGTAACAATAGTTCTGAGCGGCGGCACTATGTCGCGTTTGGAACCTTCACTGCTACGATTCTTTAACGGGTCAGACACGTTTGCAAGTCCTTTGCCGGAGTTAATCTGGTCGATGAAACTATCAACAGCGGCGGTATCACTAAAATCACGCATCAGTGGGCAATAAGCCTTGTAACGAGATTTGGTTGCCAAGTATCTGTCACCAGTAATCAAGCCAGTGTTATACAGAATGTCCAGCATGTTATCAGTTATACCTTTAAACATCTTGGCATATTCTTTGAAGCCAACAGGGGCTTCCTTGATAACCTGTCGGATTTCCTGCTCGGTCATGCCGCCCGGGAATTTATAAGACTCGAAGATGGGCTTATCGCCATGCGAGCCTTTTTTCTCCCATTCGGCTACACTGCGGTCGTAATCAAGTCTATGGTTTTGCGCAGATTCTAACAGACTTCTGGCAACCAAATAATTTTCGATTGCGCTGATGTGTTCTTCGAGTTCCGCTTTGCCCTCTGTGTTTGTGGCTTTAACATAATCAGTATATTTCCTGTTCTTCATGTCGTCGCCAATCTTCTCCATGAGCATTTGCAAGGAAACCATGTTCTTAATACCGTATTTATTCGCTGCCTGTTTCAACTCATCTGCATTGCCTTCGAGTAGAGCCATTGCCATGCCAGAAGCGCTATTTGCTACCATGTTCATACGACCAAGGATAGTATTAGCTCCGTCAATTTTCTTGCCGCTCGCCTTTGCGATTGCATCATCGAGCAAATGCAAAGCATCATACTTGTCAACGAAGTGCTTGTAGAACTGGCTCTTGGCATTGAGTATCCATTCTTTAACCTTTTGAGTCCTGGTCTTTGGCTCATCCCTAGCAATTCTAGAGCCGAGTTTCTGCGCTACGTTTGCGGGTTTTTCACTCTCGTGGCGCTTATTGACGTACTTTCTGGCAGGAAGTTTTTCTGTTACTTCCTTGACCGCTTCAACGCCGTTTTTGCCACGAACGATAGTTACGCCGCCGACTTCATAAGAATCAATCTTGCCCGCTTTGAAATCCTTGCGGAGCTGACGAAGCTCTTGAGCACGAATCTTGGCACGCTCTTTCTGGGCTTCGCCCTTCTGCTTCAAGTATTCGCCCAAAGCCTTCTGATGCTCGTTCATGATGGCAGTGATTTTGTTGTCGCCAGCGCCAGCAGCATAGGCTTCCTCTAGCTTATTTTTGTAAGCCTCGTTGATGCCAGTGATGCCATCATCTTGGGAGCGTGATTTAAAGCGAGCAGAATGTTTTGTTCCGTTACTTCCAGCTTCCTGTTCTTCGGAATCAGTATTTCTGTCAAAATTCTTCTCTCCCCAAACCTCACCAAGCTCAATTTTGCGAGCTAAGTCGTGGAAGTTATCAACTTTCTCGAACATTGCTTGAGCTTTTTTGATGAAATCATAAACCTTGCGCATGAGCTTTGCTACCATTCGTTGCAGTTTATTCTTGGCAAGAATCATTCTGCCCCACGCGGTTTTTTGTAGTTCAGCTTCGTGCAGTTTGGTAAAGAGCGCAGCCTTTCTGCCAAGACGGTTTGCTCTCAGCATCATTCTACCCCACGGAGTCTTTTGAAGTCTTTCGACTTCGGATTTGGTGAAGTCGGTGATATAGCCATGTTCGCGAGCGGACACAAAATTGCGTACTGCGTCAGCAGCGATTTCCTCTGCGTCTTTCTCAATGCCGTGCTCGTTGGCAATCTTTTTGGCTCTATCAAACAAGATTTTCTTCTCTTGCTCATTGAGCGCCAAATCAATCGCTGCGTGAGTAGCTTCGTGAGCCTCGGTGTTTTCACGAGAGTCTAAAGAAACGCTGACGATACCATCAACGTCAGAACTGTACATCGGGCGATAATAGCCCTCGATAGTCATCTCTGCATCATCAGCCATGCCATGTTCTTTTCTGGCACGCTCGGCTTCTGCTTCATTTACAAGAAGATTATTTTGGATATCGAGAGTGAATTTGTTGCCGCCTTTGGTAGTGATAGTGAATGTGCCATTGTCGTTGATTTGAATATCATCAGCGTCAAAGAGCTTCTTGCACTTCTCCAAGATTTCATCACGTGAACGCAAGAGTTCGTTTTGATGCTTGCGGATTGCAGCATCGTAACGTTCTTGAATCGCAATGGCGTTTTCGTCCCAAATTACGAAGCACTCGCCGTCGATGTCCCCGATGTAGTGGATGCCTTTGACACCGTGCTGTAGCAGCCTTCGCGAAGCCTCCTCGGCCATCTCCCAAGAAACATATCCATAACCCAAGTCCCTGCTGCCGCCAAGTGCCCTTGCGAGAATGCAGTAAATGTCTCGGCCGGTCTTGCCGTTGAGAATGTGCAAAATGTTTGCCGCTTCCGCCTTGTCACTCCAAGGATTCGCCATTTTCCCGTCTTGAAAATTATTTTCGTCCACCAAGCCTTCTGTGATGAGACCAGTGTAATAATCTTTGGCTTCTTGCAAGCCATCGTCTGCCCATACATCATAAAAGCCATCGTCAAAAGGTCTTACCTTGTCAATCCCCGGCACTCTTTCGTTTTCACCAATCTCTGATGTTGACCGCTCTATAAACCCTCTCACTGCTTTTTCGATTTTCATTCTCAGTGCAGCTTTATCATTTTCCCCTGTACTGCTACTGTTGTAGTCCTCAATAATTTCTTTCAGGTTCGCCTCAAGTTCGATGAGAGCTTCTGAATTGCCCGTTTTGAAACCTCTGGCGAACGCTATCGATTGCTCTATTTCTGCTGTGCTGTTACCGATGTCGATGGCTGAAAAAACTCGTTGAAGTGCCTGTCTTACTCTGAACGGCTGTTTTTCAAAGGTTTTTTGCTCGTCCAGCAGCACGTCATTCTCTGGCAATTCAACCTTTAAGAGTTCACCGCCCTCTCTAGTTTTGCTTGTGTCGATGCTTCCAACGATACGTTCTGTAACCCTTAGCTCTTCGTAGATTTTTTCTGCCCTTGCGAGGTTTTCATTTATGTCCTCGACGGAATATGCGGGGGGATGTTCTCGCTCGAACTTATTGGTAAGCCTTTCGAAGTTGTCAAAATAGTCTCCGTCTAGTGTGGAAAAATCCGTATTGTAGAACTCCTCCTCAGCTTTCTTGTAGGCTGCTACCTCCTCAGAGCTTGCAGGAGTGGAGTTTTCCCACCTTTCGATTGCAGACAAAGCGTTTTTCTTGTGCCAATTCAAATCAACGAGCGCCTTTTTTATATCACCGTCACTTTTCTTGAGAGCTTCTAGCGCCTCTATCATTTCGGGAGAAAGTGTAGATTCCGCTGCCCCGTCTCTCTTAAATAAATCAGCGCTGTCCTCGATATTCCAAGAGAAGCTCTCGCCTGTCTCTGGATGCCTAATCGTAACTTCGCCAACGTGGTCGTACTCTCTCAACCTTTCGCGATAACGCTCCTGCGAAATATCTCTGTCTTTGGCGAAATACAAGCCCCACCCGTGAAGAACAGCGCCTTCGCCTGTGCCGATTTTAGCTGTGGTCAACCTGCCGCCTTCAATGATATGGGGCGTGCCGTGCCATGCAGCTTGGTAGAGAGCCTTGCCGAGTTTAGATTCACGGGCAGAGAATTTGACTTCTGCTTTTTGATTAGCTTTGTGTAAGGCCGTATCAAGTGCCTTTTGACGCACGGCTCCAATTTTGCTATCGCTGTCATAAAATTCGACATGCAGCCCCGCGTCCACCAAGGCTTTTACCTCTTTGGTACCCGCGTATTTCTGTGGTACGACAGCGGCTTTAAAGTCTCCAAGGTTGACGCTTCGCTGACTTTTGGCTTCAAAATACTCAGTTTTGACCAGTTTTTTTACGCTATGAAAAAGATTTAAAGCTCGCTCATTGGGCAAAGCGTGAATGAGATTGGGGTTTTCTTCAAACGCCTCTTTGCCAACAAGTTCTTCCATTAAGTGCTTTTCGGACGGGTCGTCGGAATTGATAACTTTTGCAATGGTAATCAAGGCATCGTCACCAACTTTGTCGTAATTGCTTCTTATAGTTGGGTTGTCGAAGTCCCTCGAAAGGCTGCCAGACGCTTTGTGCATATCGTCTACAGATTTAAACTCTCTGGCTACAAACGCTAAAAATTGTCCATAAGTCATTCTTTTGCCTTCAGACCAGTGTGCTCTGGGTCGCGCTTGTTTCAGCATGTAGCGTTCCAAATTTTCTGTTGTAAAAGGAACATCCTTTCCTTCAATCGGATTAAAGAAATAACTTTCGCCGTCGATTATTTTCTCTTTTGGAATCGTAGGAGTCCAAGCATCACGCTCATAAGCCTTTGCTGCACCTGTGCTTGGGTCGATAAGTTTCTTGTCACCAATCAAGGTTATTTCTCCGTAGTTACTGTACGGTTCTCCGTCGTGTATAATCGCAAGGCTAGGAGATACGAACACTCCATTTGTTTTGCCGAAAATAACATCGCTAAGAGACTCCATTGTCAAATTGTGCAAAGCTACAAGTTTTGACGAATCTCTCGTTTTGTTTACGTACCGTTCATTCGGTTGAACGGCTTTCTTTACCAAGGGAGCTGCGGGTTTCATCTTTTCATTAGCAACACCTATTCGTCTAGTCAGCTCTTCTCTGAAATCGTTATAAGCGTCAAGCACCTTATCTGCGTCTTTTGCATTAAAATTGTCGGGAAATTTACGAAGTTCTTCTGCCTTTGTGAGCAACTTGAAATTCTTCTGAGCGTCGACTTTTCCGGTTTCATTGTCAAAAATATCATTAATTTCGGCTTTTAAAGCATCAAGTTCTTTCACTCTTTGTTCTGCACTCTTCCCTGTAACAGGTGCTGTATCAGAAAGTTTTTCTTTAGCCTCTTTTTGAATAGCCCTTTTCAGCTCATTATCGGCCTCTTTGAAGGCATCTTCCGCTGCGCCGAGATTGTTGATTTTTTTTAAAGCCTGCGCCAACCTATTCATGTATTTGGTAATAGCGTCCAGTTCTTCTTTTGTTGCTTCGGCGTAGGTTGTGGTCAAGAACTCTTGAAACTCGCTATCTTCATCCTTTGAGTATTCAGAGATAAGCGAATCAAGAGTATCCTCGTCGTCGAAGTTATTGATAAGGTCGAGAGCCATTGCGTCGAGCACGTAAGAATCTCCGTCAGCTCCCATGGGAGCGTTATATTCAATAATAATATCCCGCTCATCTTCGCCAAAGGTCTCTAAAATATTATCGGACAACTCTGCGCTAATAGCTTCGTATCCAAACGTATTGCTTTCGACATTGCCATCCTCATTCACAGGGCGCAGATTCATGGCATTGTTTATGTAATCATTGACTTTGGCAGTTCCACCATCAATCTTCACTTTTGCTTCCTTCGCCTCGGCTTGGATTTCTGCTAGTTCTATCGCCTTTTGGGCCTTATTTTTTGCTAACCGCAAAACTATCCTTTGGGCTTCTGTATACGGAGTACTGCCGGGATTGCTGAGATTATCGGCTGTTTGTACAAGACTTTTCTTTTTTAGCGAAATATCTTCGCTGCTCATTTCAAACAAGGTTTTAATGAAATCTACAATCTTTTCGAGCTTATCCTTGAACTTGTCTTTGGTTGTAGGTTTTTTCTTTTCCTCTTTTTTGTTCTGAGCATTTGTGTTAGCGGCAAGCTCTCTCTGCTTGCGAAGTTCTTCTTCTCTGGCTGCTTTAGCGGCTACAGCTTCTCGACGAGAATGTTCTGTGCTCAACTTCTTTATGTAGTCGCCGTATACATCTTTAATCTCACCTTTTTTTAGCTCCCCGGCACCGATGCTGCTTAATTTATCTACAAGGCTGTCTCTTACTTTTTTAAGAGCATCCTCCGCCTTTGCATAATCGCTTCTTTTGTCGTCCATGTAATCGTCAAAAACTTTTTTCGCATCGGCCTTGGAGTTTTTAATTGCCTCTGCCCTTGCTTGAGTTTTAGCATTAACGGCATCAGCAGCGTTTTGAGCAGCAATAGCTTGCAGTTTCTTCTTCATCTCGCTAAGATATTTTTTCACCTTATAAGGCTTTGCGTTTGCTTCATCAGCGGGCAAAATAGCAAAAGGAGTATCCTTGTTATAAATTTGAACTAAGGCGCTTAATTCCTCAACAGCTTCTTTCACAGGCAGCTCTCCATCCTCGTATTTTTTGTAGATAGAGTCGACGATTTCCTTTAAGCGTTTAGAGTTATACTCTTTTGCTGCAGGCCTATCTTCGATAGCCCCAATCTTGCTGATTAGCTGAAAAATGCCGTTGTCGTCTTTGAGGTCTGCGTACCTTTCAGCAATATTCTCAGCCGTAGCGGGTTCAGATGTATCCGGGGTTTGACTATTTCCAGTTTCGGCTGACTTAGAAGGTTTGTCTGGCGTTGTGGTTTGCTCGCCGCCGTTCACGTCACTTGCGGAATTTTCAATGTTCTCATTACCACCGTCTGCACCGGGTTCTTCTTTGAAGGAGAGTAAAAATTCTTCCGCCTCATCAATGTTTGCGTATTCGCCGCCATCGACAAATACACCTTTGGCAGTCCGAAGCTCTATGCTCACATCACCGTCCGGAAGAACCTCTATTTCCGCTGTTACGGCTCCGTTTATAGGTTTGTCTATTGTGTAGCTGTGTCGCGTTCCGTCGTTAGCTCCTTTAGGATTGGTTTTCCAATCGCCGATTTGAGGCTTGAAAACAGCCTCATCGCCGTCGCTGTCGCCGTCATAAGTGTTTACTCGCTTAGATTTAAGATATATTTTTAGGTCTTTTTTGCTTTCGACGGAAACGACCTCATCGCCGTCCATTTTGTTTTGGCCTTGCAAATAAACGTCAAAATACTCAATGTATCCTCTGTCGTCTCTGACTGCTTCCACGTGAGCGCGAGTGCCACCCAATGCGTTTCTCAAACCCTCTGGCAGCGAATAATACGCTTCGTCTTTTGCTATATTGTCACCATCTAACACCCAGTCTCCTATTTTTTGAGGAAACAAATTGTTGTTGATGATATAGCTCAGCAAAATTGCTTTGTTGCTAAAGTTTTTCCATTCAGCTCCAGCACTTCCCTTTTTCCCGTGCTTTACTCTAAGACCTTTAATATCCACCACATATCTGTCGGTTATGCCGTAGCGGCCGTAGACAACATACAAAGGATAACCTTCGTACTCGCCATCCAATTTAGCATCGCCAAGGTTGTTAGGAAGAGCGTTATTGCTTTCGCCACCGTTAGCATCACCGCCACCAGCGTTATCGGTAGTTCCTCCTGCGCCGTCAGAAGCGATGTATTCCATAAGTTCTGCTTCGTCGTCGAACTTCTTCCATTTCGCTTTACCTATGTCCTTGGTACTCTTTTTAACACGCAAGTCCTCGAAGTCTACGAGGTATTTAACGCCGTTTTCATCCTTATACAACGCAAAACCTTTATACATGCTGTCGAGCTTCTTGTTGCCAATTTCCTTGGGAGGCTCTTTGGTATCCTGCGTGTTGTCCCCACCACCATCGCCACCTTGTTTGTCTACAGGAGCCGCAGGAGCCGCAGGAGCCGCAGAAGCCGCAGGAGCCGCAGAAGCCTTGATTAAAGCACCTGCGTTATCCGCAATGCCAGCTTTGATTTCGTCGTAGCGCTGTTGAAGCGCGTTAGGTATAGATACACCAAACTCTCTCGCAGTGTCAACAAGGTTGATAACATTATCGCCTTTAACCGCAGCTTCTAATTTAGCAGTTTCGGCCTTATTGGGCGCTTTGCCATTTGGCTTCTTTATTAAGTATTGTTTAAGGGTGTTGAGGGTTTTAGTTATGTTGCCCTTTACGACATTCTCATGCCTTCTAGACAATTCGCTCTTATCGTCATCGCTAAGCGCCCAAGATTCAGCGCCGTTAACGGCTGCATCGAGTGCAGCAAGCTGTTTGACAGGGGTGAATTTGTTGAGGTCTGCAGCAGCTCTTTTGTCTCCTTGAATCGCTAAACGTGCAAGAGCGATAACATCAGGCGAATCGTTTACCCATTTCTTTAAGTTAAGGTTGGTCTGGACTTTTGATGCATTAAAAGATTTGCCATCGTCAGATACAAGCGCCTGTTCTGCTGGTTTGCCTTTACTTAAAGTAGCCAACAAAGATGCCTTGCGGCTTTCAATGAAAGCTGTGGCTGGTTCTTGTTTTAACGGCTGTTGCACTGGCTGCTCAACAGGAACGGTAGGGGCAGCCGGCTGCTGCATATCAGTTGCTACGTTTGCTGGCGTAGCAACATTGCCGCCGACAGACGGGGCTATGTCGCCGTTTGCCATTTGGTCTACCGCAGTATTAACTCCCACATTCGCAGCTTGTATTTGCTCATCAACGGTGGAGTTGGGTGTAACAACAGGTTCTGCTGTCTGCTGCAGCGGGTCTTTCCAACCGTATTTAGCCGCAGTATTCTTGATTAAATCTTCATCACTGCTTTCATTTGCATTCTCAATCTCAACGCGTTGTTCATCGCTAAGCGACGGATGCTCATAAAGGCTATCGAGATATTCTTGTGCTTGCGCGGTAACGTCGTTTGCTGGTTGTTCTTCCGGCTGACTCAACGATGCCTCCGTAGCAGTCTGTTCTTGCTCACTCTTGTTGTTGAGATAGTTGCTGCCAGCTCTCATCGCAGCGTTGCCACCACCGATAGCCAAGCCGCCTACACCACCTACAGCGGCCTGTTGCAACGCTTCATCGCTCCACTGTACAGGGTTTACCACACCAAGCAGATTCTGCTTGCCTTGCGCATATTCGTGGGTAGACTGCTGCATACCTTCTTCCCAAGCGTTTTGCAAGCTTTCACGGGTAACACCGCCCAAAATCTCTGCAAATCCTTCCTTTGTCAGCTTCTTGCCAACGGCCTTTTCTGCCTCTTTCAAGAACATTCCGCCCAAGCCAGCAGATTCGATTGTGTTGCTAAAAGCCAATAAAGGCATTTGTACAGCTCCTACAACAAGAGCCTGTTTGCGAGCCTCATCAATATTTGCGCCGCTTTCAAGCGCTTCTGCGCCAGCATTACCCATTTCAGAAGAAACTTCAACGGGCGTTTTTAAAATATTCAAGGCATAGAGTTTGCCCATCGGGCCGTCCAGCACTTTTGCAAGTTTTGGCATACCCGCTTTGGCGGCAGCTCTGCTCATGCCTCCGCTGATTTTACCTGCAAGAGCAAGGCCTCTGGCTGCGCCACCAATACCTGCTGCACCACCAACGCCAAGGGCACCGAGGGCTGCACCGCCAGTTGCCGCAACGGCGGCAGTCTCTGCACCAAGGACAGCCGAAGAGCCGAGCATATTACCAACGTCATATGCCGCACCCTCGCCATTAGTCCAGTAATCGCTGGCGAACGGAATCATATCTGCAATAGTATATTCTTTTTTGCGGGCATTATTCTGCATAGATTCGCCCAACGCATTGGCTGTGGCACCGTCTCCAATGCCCACTAAGTTGCCCAACTGCGCTTGACCTTGCAGTACACCCGAGGCACCGGATTTGAAGCCTCTGGTAAACCCCCAGCTATCGTCTTGAGGCATGCCTTGCTGCGCTGTGGGTAGCGCACTTTCATCGAGGTTCATTTGTTTCATATAAGCATCGGCGTATTCGTGTGCTGGCATATTGCCTAACTGCCGCATACGCTCGGAAAAGTTTCTGTACCCTTCACTTGGGTTTTCGTAATTAAACATCATGTTCCTCCTAGTGGTTTTTAACCCAGTTTGCAGTGTCTTTTATTTTAAAGTTATCCCAAGCCTTTACAAGTGACTCTCCCAAGGACTCTAGGGATGCCAATACGCCAGTGTGCCCGTTGGCGTTCGGAACTTCCTCTGGCTCCGGAGCAGATGCCGGAGTATTGCTGCTCAAAGCATTGTTAAATTCTTCTCTAGCGCCCTCGCTATTGGAGGTTTCCATATCTCCATATGTATCTCTAAGCCACTTGTCTACAGCTCGTTGTTCATCCTCGCCGAGACCGCTATCAAAGTAAATCCAATTGCGGGCTTCGTCATAAGTCAACTCGCCATTACCAATAGCTTTTTGAAGTTCGGCTTTAACTACAGCAGCCGGAACAACATAATTATCGCCAGCCATGTAACGGTCGTAAGCCTCTAACACCTTGGTAGCGGATTGTTTCAATTCGGGACTAGCGTTCGGATTTTCCAAAACAGACCTAGCCCACTCTACGCGTTTATCCCATGCCGGGCCTTTAACAGAAGCAGAGCGACCAGCAGCGGGCCTACTTCTGCCGCTACCTGTACCGCCACCGTAGCCACCTCTACCGCCACTGCTGCCGTAGCCATACGAAGGCGCTTTACCAGCAACGTAACCCATGCTCTGCAAATCTTTCCGAGAATAACGGGTGTCGCCTGTTTCAAGAAAATTCTTGGCTTCCTGCTCAGAATAGCCTCGGTTTTTCATCAGCATCTTAACGGATTGGTCGTATTTGTACTGTTCCAAGAAATCGCTCTGATTGCGTTTAAACTGACCAGACAAGCCTTCTGCCAAAACAGGATTTAACTGACGCATTCTAGCGTATGTCAAAGCAGAAGCATCAATTTGACCAGACTGCACCTGCTGCTTGTAAAGGTCGTATAAGCCGTTGAATTGCTGCGCATTGTTTTGCTCGACCTTGCTCGCAATATCCGGTTCAATAATCTTCATGACCTGTTCAATCTGATACGGCGTTCTGCCGTTTTTCAGCATTTCCGAACGAGCAATAGCCGAAAGACTTTCCTTGCTAAGAGGAATGTTGCTGAGATTGGCGTTGGCAATCTGCCCTTTTGCCGCAAGTGCTGTGGCAGTGATAGTTTGCTTATCCTCTTCCGGGTTATCCGTGTTGCTGTATTTCTGCACGACATAATCCTGCTTTTCTGCTTTTAAATCTCGCGGAGCCTCAACCACAGGAGCTACAACACCTTGACTATTAGCGGGTGCGTCTGATGAATGGGTTGTCTGTAGTTGAGGTTGAGAAAAATTTGCGGACGGCACCTGCTGACCGTTAACAGTAAAATTCTGCGGCTGATACTGCTGCGGAATACTGCCTGTTGCGCTAACGGCTGCACTCTGTGGCTGAGTAAAATCCATAGAGTTAATTGTGTCGCCTTGAGGTGCCATTATAACGCCTTGTCCGAGGTTTATGCCATTTGCACCTGCGCCGATATTCCCCGCACTCTCATAAGTGCCATTCGTTCTGACGAGCTGTTGTGCGCCTCCGGGCAAAGCTACCTGCTGGCCGTCAACGGTTACATTGCCACCGTTAAATCCATCCGTTTGTTCGTACCCGTCCATGTAAGCTTTCAGCGCATCGCTGATTGCGTTCTGTCCTTCGGTTGTACCTTTTTGGATACCCCTCTGGTTGTAGTTGTTAGCCCAAATAGCCCCTAATAACCCTCCAAGGTTATACAACATATCGTTAGAAGTTGTGCCCGTAGAAAAGCCTGTGTTTGGGTTGATTTTAATTCCGTAGTTAGGATTCATCTTCATTCCATACGCGCCATAACTCATCTTACATCACGCTCCTTACCACTCATTAGTTGCACCCTTGGCGATAAAACCGTTAGCGCAATATGTATTAACGCCCGTCAACTTCATGTCATAAACTTTTCTGGTACCGTTAAAGATAATACCCTTGACTTTGCCGACATTCTTTAAGTCATCGCCAACTCTCAACATCGCAACATCACGCCATGTGCCATCGGCTTTCATCAAAGGCTGTGCCAGTGTTGTGATTACATCGTACACGTTCCCTTTCTCGTCTTGACAAACAACCATATAAACTTCACTGTCCGATGGCTCCATAACCTCAATAACTTCTTCGACCTGCTTTTTATCTTTAACGTGGTCGTATGCCAAAATTTTATCCCCGGAAATAACTTCCCTAATGGCTTTAACTCCTTTAGATGTTTCAATGGGAGTTTCACCGACGAAGCAATTAATGACAGAAGCGCCAAGGTTGAGAGCGCCACCGAGAAAGCTACCCCAACCACTGCCACCACTCTGACTTGTAGTGCTAGTTGTAGTGCCTGTGCCCTTCATGGCATCTAACGCACCCAACGTACCGCCGCTGTTCAAACCAAGAGATGCGTTCCACAGATTCAGAGCTGGCTGCTGAGCTGACTGCTGAGCCGCAGCGGAAGTAGTAATGTTCTGGCCAGCCAAAGAAGCCTGTTGGCCGTACAAGCCGTTCAATGTGCCGATGTTGTTCTGATACTGCTGCGCCATGGTGTCGGCAGCATTTTTAGAAATATCGTTCATGGCAGTATTAGTGACGCTACTGTTCAAGATACCGCGAGCACCAAGGCTGTTAAGTGTGCTGCCCATAGTGTTGTTTACGCCGCTTCGGATAGCGTTTTCCATGTTCTGCTGATACGCAGACGGCAAAATGCCTTGTGTCAAATTCGCAATACCCTGTTGTGCCGCAGTGGTCTGCTGATTGGCGTTGTTTAACAGTTGGTTGTAGTCAACTTGAACTGTACCCAAACTATCTTGCAGCAAGCCTCTCGCTACGCCGTTCAGCCACAAGGCGTTAGGCGCAATAGCTTCGGAGTAATCTGCTGCGGCTTTTTGCAAGCGAATTTCCTGTTCTGTAGGCTTGTACGACTGTACCGTTGTGGAACTACCACCTTTTTTACCCATTAAGCGCACCTTCTTTCTCTAACTTATCTTTCATTGCCTCAATCATTGGACTGGTTGCTTTGGCGTTAAAGTAATGCGTAACCCAATACACAGGTTCTCCTGTTTCGGCATCGGTATGTTTGTATGTCAAAATAGCCAAACGACCGATGCTGTCTTGGCACCAATAGCGGAACTGCCCGTTGATTTCTTCGCGTTCCAAAATTTCCCAACCAAAACAGCGGATGTAAGGCTCCACATGTCGTGTGCAGATAGAAGCAACACAGTCGAAACCAGCACTGCATGTAATGAGTTCAATATGGTCGCGCCAAAACTTTGCGTCGCCACACACTTGGTAAATCAGCATCATTTTGCCTTCTACGTCTGGTTTTATGCTTGCAAAGCCTCTTTCCGCCAAATATAAAAGGCGGTAGCCTTCTGGAAGCTCCGCCTTATCATTTGTTTTCTTTTCATAAATCTCTATCCATTCTTTAAGGCTTTTGCCTTTCATATTGCATACCGCCTTTCTGTTCCAATCATTCGTCGATGCCGTATAAGCAGAAATTGTTTATCCTGTGCGGTGACGTGCTGGTCACGACAACTTGCATTGCTCGCAAAGAATTGTAAAAATGTTTAACTCTGCGCTTGGTTGTCAAACTGTAATCAAAACCACGGTCGGCAACCTGCACGTGAATCTTGCCGTTGTCATCGCCTACTCTGCCTTCGGCAAAAATATCAAAATATCTCGTAATAATGCGGTTCGGGGTTATATACATTTTTGAGATAATTTTGCTGTGTATCGGCTCTCCGTTGTCTGTAGTATATTCGTCGTTCATCCGGCAAACACCATTGTCGGTAGCCAACATAACGCCGTTGTCTGTCTGTGCAACGTCATGAACGTCATCGTGGAAGGTGTATTTGTATGACGCGCCAGTATCGTACTGATATATATAAAAGGTTTTTTCGTCCTTTGCGTTAGGGCGAATCCAAAGCTGCTTCATGGTCAGCATATTCCAGATTCTAGGCTTGTAACACTCTTTTTGCAGCAACCTGTTTATTTTGTAGGCGATTTCTGCTGTGCCAAAGTTGCCGTATGTGGTCGTTGTCTGCAAACTACGAATACCGAGGTCTGTTATAAACGCTATGGTGTTGCCCAATAAAGTGAAGGCTTCTCTGTCGTCTTGCGCGTGGGTATCGCTCAGTATCTGTTGACTTTGCAAGTCTGGCACCGTTCCGCTTATCTGATACCCTAAATCGTTTGTCTTGAATACTATCAAGTCACCCGACAATGGCAATGTCGTGATAATGTCGCCACCGTCAAGCTCGCCGATGCCATACCATTGCGCTTGGCTCGCCATGTTGGTATCCTCTTTCCACGCTTCCTCGGAAGTGCAATCTCCAGTGCTGCTGTAATGAAAGTTGTCGTCACCGCGTTTGGATGTGCCGAGTCTGCTGTCGCGCACCCAAAGATTATCGCAAAGAAAACTTCCTTCGACGGTGGTCAAAGCGTTTTCGTAATCATAATATTGCAGTTTGCCACCACTTCCCACCATCACCTTCGCTCCAAATCTCTGGCAGACAGGTCTTTCCTCTCCCGTAAGTTTGCCTATCGCCTTTGGGGTTTCTTTTACATATCCGTAATAAGCATTAGCCATTTCTTTTGGTTGACGTTTCCCGAACAGCATAAAGCCGCCAGTGCTTTGGTCGTACCATATTTTATTCACTGGCTCACCAATGTCGATAAGAGGCTCGGAATAACCACACCTTGTACGCAAAACGCCCTGCTCAAACATATAGTTTTCAAGCAGGACGGCTTCGTTTTCACCTATCATGTTGTCTGGAACAGAAGCGTTCATGCCGCCCACTAAACTGCTTAGGCAACACGATACGCTCTGCGATTCTCTTTCTATCGGCATAATCTCACCTACATTGTAATCTTCTCAATATCAGCCTTGCTCTGTGCCGCTTCTACTTTTTCTTTCGCTGCACGGTAGGCAGTGTGCAAAGCATTACTACGCACCGCCACGGCAGCGATAACCATGCGCAAGTCATTAGCTGTCACCTTAACATCTTGATTATCTGCCGTAGTCCAGTCAATGCTTGCGTCCTCGCCTTGCAACGATAAGGCAATGATAGCTGCATTGATGCGGTCTCTCGCTTTGTCGTCATAGTCGAAGCTATGTCCGTTGTATTCGATTGGCTCAACCTCGGCAGTGTCACGCTGACGCTTTAGCGTCAAGATTTTACGCTGTCTGAGCTGTTCAATAGGTTCTTCCTCATGTGTAACAGTTACACCTAATTCTGTTAAAGCCTCGTCACCGATTGACAATGGGATAAATACACCGTCTTTGCCCAACGCTTCGGAAAGCTCATATAAATTAGAGTAGGTCTGCTCTTTGTATGTATAAGTTGTTTGCATTAAATCACCGCCTTAGTTAAACACAATTTCGACTTTAAATTTCTTACCGACGTTGGCAGCAGTAAACATACTAGAGATACTGGACGGCACACGTTGCACATAAGTATAAAATCCTACTAAAGCACCTTGATATGACATTTTGCCTATTGTCAAATTAGCAGTTACACCTGTTTCAAGCGGAGTGATGTTAAGACTAATATTACGGCTGCCACTTGTAACACCCTCCTCTTGAAAGGCAACGTCAAGCCAACCGCCGTAATAAGATAACATTACCAATGTTACTGCTCTACCGTCATGTGTAACATCACCTGTAACCTCGCCATAATTTCCATTGTTGCGACTGTATCCATACTGGCTACTTTGCTGTCCCATAGTCATAATGAATACATTATCCCCACCGCTGACAGCAGTTTTCTTTACTAGCATCAATCTATTAAGTCCCATTTAATCACCTCACGACAATGTACTTGCCTGTGCAACACTTGACAAGACACCGCTGCTACTTTTGATTAACATAATATTTAACAGTAATCCGTTAGCAGTTATTGCTAAATCAGTTGCGCTTCCAGCATATTTTAAAGTACCTGCATTAGTGATGCTCAGAGTGTAAGAGCCATTCGCAGTAATGTAGGCAGTAAATACGGTAGCATCACCATTGCTTAACAGCCCTGCTAACGTCGACATATTCAGCGTGAAGTTACCTTGTACGTTATATACTGCCACAGATGAGGACGGATTATCAGTAGCACCGCTAATGCGAGGTGCATTATAGCTTTCAAAGTTAAATTTCATTTTTTGGAAGGTCTGTTTTCCCGTCCAAGTGTTAGATTCCGACGTACTTACCCCACCGCCTCCGCTAACGGTGATAGTTACGTTGCCATTAGAATCAGGCTTGGTATTATTTACGCTTTGAATATAGCCTGCGTCATTAGTAAATGACGATACGTTTGTAGGAATAGCTGCCTGTACAAAAGCCGTTGTCGCTATCTGCGTGGTGTTCGTTCCAACAGCCGCAGTGGGTGCGGTCGGTGCGCCACTCAGCCGTGCCCCGCCGTTCCAGCCGTTGCCGTTGATGTTGCCGATTAAAACCGCTCCAGATTTTGTACCTGTTAGGCATTTATAAAAGTTCCAGTTGGGGTCGTATTCGTAGAAATCTACGCTGTCATGGCCCGAATAGCCGAAGTCTATAGCATGATAGTAGGAGTTAGCGTCACCCTCGCCGCGGAATTTTCGACATTGGAAATAATTTGTTGCCCCTGTACCAGTCTGGAAATTATTCGCTGTGATGCCCCCGGTGACTGTGCCGCCCGTTAACGGCAGGTAATTACCTGTTGCGCCGCTACCCTGTTCGCCTTTATCACCTTTCGCACCTTGCGGAATGGTAAAATTAAGCACCGCCGCCGATGCAGTACCGCTGTTGGTAACTGTTGCTGCTGTTCCTGCCGCACCCGTGGTAACAGTGCCGACTTTGATTGTAGCTGCCGTACCCGCTGCACCTGTTGCACCTTGGATACCTTGTGGGCCTTGGATACCTTGCAAACCTTGTTCGCCCTGTTGGCCTTGGTCGCCTTTATCGCCTTTAGGAATTACGAAATTTAAAACAACTTCTGATGCAGTGCCGCTGTTGGTAACAGACACAGCCGAACCAGCATTGCCTGTGCTGACAGTGCCTACCTTGATTGTGGCGGCTGTGCCAACTGCACCCGTCGCACCCTGTAAACCTTGCGGCCCTCTTTCGCCTGTATCGCCTTTAGGGCCAGTATCGCCCTTTGGGCCTTTCAGTGCGGCAAGCTGCTCCAATGTAAAATCTGCATAAGTGAAAGCATCGCCCTTATCACCTTTAACTCCCTGTGGGCCTGTTGCACCTCTTTCGCCTGTCGCACCCTTCTCACCTTGGATGCCACGTAAGCCTTGTGGGCCTGTGTCACCCTTGTCACCTTTAGGGCCTTGGATGTTGCCGCAGTCAATCCATTCTGTGCCAGACCACGCATAGAGGTTAACGCCTACCATATAAGCGTCACCCTCGTTGCCTTTTGGGTGTGCAGCAATTAAAGCGGACAACGAATCATATCTGCCCTTAATGGTAACGCCTGTGCCTTGTTCGCCTTTGTCACCCTTCGGGCCTTGCGGGCCTGTCGCTCCCTGTGGGCCTCTCTCGCCTTGCGGGCCTCTCTCACCTGTTGCGCCTTGCAAGCCACGCAGACCGCGTTCGCCTTGCGGGCCTTGTAAACCTGTGTCACCTTTAGGGCCTTGCTCACCACGCAGACCTTGCAAGCCTTGCGGCCCTTGCTCGCCACGTTCACCTCTGGCACCTGTTTCGCCTTTAGCACCCTGTTCGCCCTTTTCGCCACGCTCGCCTTTGACGCTTACCGGGGCAGGATTAGCAAGACCAGCTTTGTTCGTCCATGTCATTACGCCGTCTTGGCTTACGGACGGGATATAGACGTTCACAGACTCGCTATACTCTTTAGCCTTATCAGCGTACCCCTTGGCATTTTTCTCGCTCGTAGCGGCGTTCTGTGCGCTCTCAACAGCCTTATCTACTTCTATACCTGCGTTCTCTGCCTTGTCTGCGTACTCTTTTACCTTTGCCAACGTATCGACAAGAAACGTGTTAGTCAGTCTTGTTTCTGAACCTGCTGGGTTCTCTTCAAACTCGTTGCTACTGACCCGCACCGCCTTGTCACTCGTTGTTGCGATAACCTCGCCTTCGTTTGCCTTGCCTACTACTGTAAGCTGAAACTGTCCTTCCGTTCTCGCACACTCGTAAGGCACGATACACTTGCCGTCTACAATAGCAACTTCGTATGTCTTGTTGTCCCTTGCAAACAACGCCCATTTGTTGATGCCGTCCCAATCGTCGGAGAACGTGAACAGCAACTGTACGAAGTTTTTGCTTCCCTCTGTTACATAAGCGTCCGACGTTCTCGTCAGACGCATACCATCAATTTCAAATTCTATTTGCATGGTTTCACCTCGTTATGTAGATGTAATGTTTACTATATTCTGCGCACCAATTTCGTATTTAACGCCCTTGGTAACGGTAATATTGTTATATGTAAACGTGTAGGCTATTTCTGTTTCAATAGTTATCGTAGCAGACAAGGTAATATAACCATCTGCATCCGTTGTTTTGCTCTCGCCATCAACAGTAATCACCGTACTTGTCAGCGCGCTGCCGTTATACTGAATAAGCACTTTCGTTGTTAATGTTGGCGCTTCAACAGAATACATATTGCTTGCAGAATCTATAACAATGAAGTTAGCATAGCCGCGGGATACAATCGTTTCTCCTGCTACGTCAAACACTACATTCGGAATGCTGATTGTAATGCCTCCGGTGCTTGTGTAACTTGAATTATAATTATTCGTGTCTGTCCAACTACCGTACACTTTGCAAGTTACTTTGGTAGCATTGTTCAATTTAGCACTTACCGAAAAATTAGCATTCCATTCTGACTTATCAGCGTTTTTGTTAGGGCCGTAATGATACGCCGTTGATGTTACGCCAGTACCGGAGAGTTCCACATAAAGGTTTGACCAACCAACGCCCTTATCCGGGTAGCCATCATTGTCATACCTATTCCATGGTATGTTGTGAGCTGTTCCGTATACCGTCATGCTGCCAGCGGATTTTGGTACAACAATTGTGAACTCCATAAACGTCTGTGTTCTCTGGCTATCGTCTTGATAATTGCTAATATACTTGTTTAAAACGACTGTGCCTGTTGTGCCTGAGCCTAATGAAGAATAACAGTTTACAGAAAAGCCCTCGGTGCTAACATTTGTCGGCTTGCAAGTGATATAAATGTTGTTCTGCGAATAGTCGGCGTTGTTTACCATAAGACTTGTTGGTGTCATTAGTACCAGCGGAACACTTTCCCACGGTGCTTTGAATTTGATTATAGAGCCATCATAAGCTGTGCCGATAAGCATGCGTTTTACTTGCCCATAGATAACGCCGCTTGCGTCAACATAGTTTATGCCCTCTTGATTAAACAACGTATAAGAGCCGTTGCTATTGCTCAATCGTAAGCCTTCTTCGCTTAGTTTCACGTTGCCGCCTGTAATCGTCAAAGCTCCTGTCAAGTCGATGTTGGCTGCTGCAAAGTGCTTGCCTGTTATCGTGTTCGCCGCTATCTTGTCGCCGATAACGCTTCCTGCCTGTATAGCATCAGAAGTTACGCTGTCAGCGGCAAGTTTCTCGGCTGTGATAGCTCCTGCTTCGATTTTGTCAGCAGTCACTGCACCTGCTTGAATCTTGGTTGAATCAATAGCATTAGCCTGTATCTTGGCAGATGATACAGAGTTAGCCTTTAAGTGTTCTAACGCAATGCTGTCAGCGGCTATCATGCCGCCTACGATAACATTGTTATCAAAGACTGTATCACCTGTGATATGCACTTTCCTGCCGTCAATCACAACGCCTTCCGTGGATACGTTGATAGCATTAATAACGCCGTCTTTCTTGACGCACAGAAGAATATCGTCTTGAAGTTGGTTGATAGATGAGTAATTACAATCAGCAGGTTTTTTGTTCAGCTCTGTAACTACGCTTGTAATACTGTTAGCGTTCTGCACGATTGCTGAGCCTTGGCTATCAATCTGTGAACCTTGCTTATCAACCTTTGTAACAATGCTAGTAATATTATCAGCGTTAGTTTGGATAGACGCTTTGTTGCCTTTTACGTCCTCTACAATAGCGGTAATGCTTTTTGCATTTTGCTCAATAGCAGAAGCATTGCCTTGAACATCCGTAGCGATTGTAGCTATACTGTCAGCGTTCTGCTGAATAGCTGTGCCGTGGGTTTTTAACGTACCCTCTGCATTATCTACACGCTTAACAACGCTCGTGATAGAATCGGCGTTCTGCTGTATTCCGTTGGTATTATTATCAATCAGCTTTTTAAGCGAATCGTTAATGCTAGGCTGATTGTTGGCCTTGTCGATAGCAGCCTGCGTAAACTTATCAAACTTGGTGTAGTCAATCGTAGGAACTTGGCCTATATCAATGCCAGCTTTGCAGTCTGCTTCGCTCGTATCGCTCCATTCGCCGTCACCTAACGGGTCTACGAAACAATACTTGACTGTGATGTGCCCTATGAAGAAGAAGTAAATGTACTCGCTGTTGACTGTGAAGAAATCATCCTCAACAGTTTCGCTGCTATCCTTAGTCTTGATGTGAATCTTGTAGCCTGTTGCGCCTAACGGCAAGCCTTGCATTTTGATTCTAACGCCGTCAATCGTGCTTGTAAGCTGCGGTGCAGTCGGTTTCTGCGGCATCGCCTTGCTGAACTCATGCACAGCAGGTTCGCTGTACTCACCGAAGATGTTTCGGATATACAGATAAGCTGTGCCGCTTCTGACTCCGGGATTAGCTCTGCTCCACGTTTCTCGTGTGCTGTCTAACCTCTTGTCATTCCAAACACCAGGATTTTGGTCTAACCTCAGCTCAAAGAAGTCAATGTATTCATTAGGTTCAAAAAGCCACTTCCACAGCGGGCCTTTCTCATCCCACGTCAGTACAAACTGCGTCGGAGGATTCGGGATATACTGGCTACCTTGAATCTTGATGCTGGCTTGCGGAGCAGTTTCAAAATCAGCAGCGTTTCCCTTTGTGTTAACCGCTACTACCTTGATATAGTACGTCAAGCCTGTTGTGGCACCGCTGTAAACAAACTGTGTGCCGCTGCTCTCTCCTGCTTTCTCCCATGCTTTGTCCTGCGACGTTCTGAACCATACCTCGGCTTTAGCGTAGTTGGTAACAGTAGTCTTGACCCATGACACCTGTATAGAGTTTATACGAACGCCGTCATTGATTGAGTGAAGCTCCAATAACTGTACACTGCTGACGTGCCCCGGCTTTTCTCCTGCGCTAGACGTGCTGTCATCAATCTTTTTGTTCGTAAACGAGCCGTACTTTGAAAGATAGTTTTTTAACGCCGTAACAAAAACTTTGCCATCGCCACTGACGTTATTGGGGATATTGGTCAATATTTTCTTTATTTGCGCCTCGTCAAGCACGTTTTTGTCGTTTTCCGTATCAGCCATATCCTTCACCGCCCGTACTATGCTCTCGCACTATAAGCCGACTCTACAATATCCATTAAAGCAGTGTTCAGCCCTTGGTCTTGAGATACATTCAGTCTTTGCTGATTCATAAGCAGAATCACAGTCAGAGTCACGATAACATTGTTTGTTACCGCGTCATCATAAGGCATTTCTTCGTTCTCTGCCCCGGTAATATTGGGAGCTTTATAAAAATACTTCATAGTGTAGTCTTTAACGCCAGTATCGAGAAACTTAATTGTTTTACCAGTAACCTTAATAGGTAAAACACCGCACGCCTTAATATAGTCGCTCGGCAAAGTATCGCCGTTTTTGATTACAACATCTTTGATAGCGATTGGATTGCAGGAGCTGACAAAATAAAGACCGATGTAATTTATGGCTTGGTTGATGTAGCTGACAATTTCGTCATCGTCAAAATCGCCAATTCCTTCTTTGTCGTTAATGCGATTGCGAATATCTTGGATAATTGTGCTTACTAGCATTTGCGCCCCTCCCTTCTATACCATAAACGGCATACGAATTTTTGCATGAGAATAGCGGCGCATCGGCACAATGCTCTGAACCGCTTCCTCGATACCACTCAGCATCTCTTCATTGCTGTTACTCAAAGCAGCAAAAGCGAAATTGCGTACCAGCGATTCAAAAACAATCGGCAAATCAATTTCGTCATTAACACTCTCGATTTCTTCGAGTCTTTTGCGATACGTCACAACAAAATCTGTTACGCCGCTATAAATTTTATTGCCGACAATTTTGTACTCGTCAAACTTCGGCATTTCAGTAGATGAAACCACGGCAAGCGGTCTGCCACATTGCAAGTCATTTAATCCCACCAATGTCACAAAATCGTAAGGCAGAGTTACACCTTTTTCTATCTGCTCCGAATTGAGGTGGTATTCTTTCGTCTTTTCCAAAAAATCGCTATTACGTAAAGCATAAGATGCATTTAGATATTCGATAACATCGTTTATAGCATTGATAATCTGATAATCACTATATTTAATCTCGTCGAAATCCATGGCCTTTAAGCGGATTTTGCGGATAAGTTTAGAAACTTCGATTGCCATAATCAGTCACCTCAAAAATATTTCTTAGGAATCAACGGGGCGTACTCACGATGCACCTCGAAGAACTTCTGTACATACTTCGTATACTCGCCGTTATCTCCGGCAGCCAAAGCTCTTTTGGCAGTAACAAGCCACGGGTCGTAGTTCCACATTTCCGGTGGAATGTAGCCCATAACTCTGACTTCAAAACCATCTTTGCCTACCGCTCTGCCGCCGCCCTCTTGCTCGGTCATACGGGCTACCTCGGCGGCTACACTGTGGTCGAATTTGTTGACGACGTGAACCTTCTTCTCGCCGTCAATATATACTTTCTGGTCTACTAGCATTATTTCGCCCTCCGTATTTTTTATTGGAGCTGGGTGCAAGACTCGAACTTGCGTGAAACGCTTACAAAGCGCCCATGTTGCCATTACATCAACCCAGCATATTATGGAGCTGGCGACAGGAATTGAACCTGCAACCTTAGCTTTACGAAAGCTCTGCACTGCCTGTTGTGCTACACCAGCATATTAAATAACCGCCCCGAAATCGAGGCGGTTAAAGTGGTCGAAATCGACTAGGTTAGACTAGCGCTTGATGCCGATGATTGCAGCGGAAGCCTTCGGAGCTGCGCATTTGAGGCCCAGCCAAGATTCCAACATACGCTCATCGTAAGAACCTTTCTTCGGAATGGGTACGTCATGGGTGTGCTCGAACCACTTGATGCCCCAGTAGCCCATATCCATGCAGTAGATTCGGCTGTCCGGCAACATACGATGTGCTTCGGCAGTCAGCACGCCATAGTCAGTTTGAATAACGTCGGCAACAAGGTTCAGCTTGTTCTTCTTAGCCATATCGCGATAAGAAGTAGCCTGTGCGATTACCAGTTGGCTGAAAGCACGCTTCTTAGCCGGAGACATGAACGCATGGGTCGGGTTGCCACCACGGTTGTACGCCATTTCCATTACTGCATTGAGGTCATCCAGAGTATAGTCGACAGTGCCGCCTAAATCCAGTACGTTGTTTTTGATGATTTTAGCGGAAGTGCCAGCAGCACTCGGTTTGACCTGTTCAGCAGCAATGTTTTCAACAGCACCTTTTTGGGTGTTGAAGATAGTGAATTTGGTTTTTGGAGTAGTAGTGTCCGTGCGGATGTAGTAAATAGTCTTTGCGGACAGACCAGTCGGCATAGTTTTCGCAGTGAAATACACGAAATCGCCAGTTTCTAAGCCGTGCGGTTTGGTGGTAGTCACGGAACCGTCAGTGGTAGAAACAGTTACATCCAGTTCTTGAGTAGCCATGAAGAACGGAACGCCGCCAGTTTTAGCCGGAGTAGTCTTGTTCTGTTCTGCATTGGTGGTCTCGTTGTTTACAAGAGCGTACTCAATATCAGCAGCATGTTTGCGGGAGCACTGTTCCAACAGACGAGCCAGCTCATCTTCGGGGCGGTAAACCTTGGCAACTTTGCGCTGTGCCTCAGTTACATAGTAGCTGTTTACAAAGCGTTGGCAGTTGTTTTCCAAGCCTTCCAGATGGCCGATTTCTTTGGAGGAATAGTCCTCTTTTTCCAAGTGAGCGTTCTCACCGGGCGGTTGCAAGCCTTCGGTTAACCAGCTAAATTTCAGAGTGGTTGCATCTTCCTCGGAACCGAAGCGGTTGAGGAACAGAGTAACCTCGGGGTCGATGTTGGTAATTACGCTGCTCATGTCCTCAGCATGACCAATCGCATCAGAGGTATGAGACTGGGAAGTGCTGTAGGAAAGAGAGCGTGTTACGTCATTAATTGCCATTAAATTTTCACCTCATTAAAAAATTTTATTTAACAAAACCGCATAGCCTCGGGGGTAGCTTATTGGTTTCTGTTACGGATAAATTCAGCCAGCCATGCACGGCGGCCTCTTACATCAGATTTTGCCAGAGCACTGTAGTCTGGTACATATACGCTGTTAACATCTCTGCCATCGCCAGCGCGTTCGACAGTCGGCGGACGGTTGACAACTCTCGGAGTTGTACCTAAGCCGTTCTTCTGCATATAGAATAGCTTGCGGGTATCCTCATAATAGTTACGGAGGATTTCAGTCTGTGCCTCGTTGATTGTGCCGTTCTGCAACGCTTGCAGTACCGGGACAACAACTTGCGCCTGTTTGTAAGTCAAATCGTTTACACGAGTAAGAAGCATACGGTCAATAGCATCAAAGTTCGGCTCCTTGGCACGCTGCTCTTCTGTAAACTGGTTAATGCCAGCGTAAACAGCTTCCTGTCTCTGGCGCTGCACCTGTTCGTCTGCATAGCGGCTCTGCATCTTAGCCATAAGGTCTTGGCGATGCCACTCTTTAGCCAGTTTATAGTTAATGAGCTTCGGGTCGTCGTCGTCCATGAGGTCGAGGTTCTCAACATCCTCTTCGCTCAGACCAGCATCCTGTTGAGCACGTGCATCAGCCTCTTTGTCGAGGCCTGTCAAAAATTCTCGCATCTGCTCTTGGCGAACCTCGGGGTTCATCTGTGCTTCAATCTCAGCACGACGCGCCGCTTCCTGTTGAGCAATAGCTCTCTGCTGTGCATTGTGAGCTTGAACAGCTTGGCCGATTTTCCAGTCAGCATATTGACGCTGATATTCCTGTGGCACTCTGGTCTCGTCAACGTAGCCTGTTGCGATTGCGTTGGAAAATTCATCGAGAGTGTAAGCTGGAAGTTGCTGGGCAAACTGCTGTCCAATCTGCTGTGGAACATCCGTCAGTTTCGGTTGGTTCTTTTCAGCACCAAACATATTAGGTTCTTGGGCAGGAGCTTCGTTTTTCGGCTGTTCGTTCAGCGGACTAGGCTTTAAATGAGTCTTTCCATCCTCACCTTTGACCAAAACATAGCCTTGAGTGCCTTCCGAGTTCTTTGCAGCAGCAATAATTTGCTGATTTCCGCTCTCGCGCGTTTGCAGCCCTTCTGAGCGGTTTTCCACGTTTGCGCTAGTGTTTGTATTCACAGGTGCATTTAAAGCGCTCTGAGAGGATTCTACGTTGTCAACATTTGGTTGACTTGTAGAAATTGTGTTCGTTTGTGGTGTAGAAGCGGAAAAATCGCTTCCGCCGCCACCAAATTCGTCAGCCATCGGGTTTACCTCCTAAAAAAAATTAGCCTTGCGTCTGTAATTGAGCCAAGGCCTTCTCTTTTTGCTTGCCAGTGGACGCTGCGTGCTGCAACATTTCAATCAAACGGCAGACTGCTCTGTAGTCGCTTCGATGCCTTTCAATGTCTCCGTAGCTTAACGCCGCTTCAAGCATTTTTTCGTCCGCTTCTTTTTTTAAGCGGAACGCATATTTGTACACCGCCTCAGCATCTTCTCCGTCAACGATGAAGTCACGGAGAAGGTCGATGCGAGATTCGGTAGCTTTAATAACTTTAGGGTTATTGCGCTTAATCATTATTGAGCACCTCATGTTCTGCGATTGCTCGCTCAGTTGTAGTAATACCAAGTTTATCTTTAAGATACTGACGCTGCACATCGGGCGGCAAATCTGTAAGATTGATATTGAGACGCGGAATGGAGTATTTGGCGATAGAGAGCTGCAAGCTGTTCTGCAACGCTTCGGCTTGTGCCTGTGCCTGTGCTTGGGCCTGTGCTTGTGCCTGTGCTTGGGCCTCTTCGCTTTCGGGGTCGAGCAGATATTGAGAAACATCTCGCAATCCCAATGCTTCCAGAAGTTTGCATACAAGGTTGTACCAGCTCTTCGCATTCGCGATGCCGAAGTTGGCAAGCTGCGGGTAAATCTGGTTCAGCACCAACATCAGATATTGAATCTGCGCTTCTCTTGTGCCAGCGCCTTGTCCGACATTGACAATCAAATCATAATCTACGTCCAAGTCCTCTTTCTTGATGGAAAGGGTTTTGTTGGTCAATCGAATCATCTGCTCATCTTCCAGATACTTCTGATTCAATAAGATGATGAATTTGTAAATCGGAATAAAGAACTTCTCTGCAATAGAACGGGCAACCATTTTGTTGCGCTTTTCAGCCATACCAAGGATAGCGGTAATGCCAGTTGCCGTGTTATTTAAAGAGTTGCTGTCAAGACCTTGGTTGTATCTGGTGCTGCCGCTCTGACTTTCAATCTCAGTCTGAGCGTAGTTGATTACTTCCATAGAGACGCTTGAAAGTGGCAGCGACGGCGGCGTGAGAATAGCTTGCGAGGGGTCGCCTTGTGTAGGGATAATTTCCTCGCCGCTAAACAAGGCATCCATATCCGTTGTGCGCTCGTTGACAAAAATGCGCGGAGCATTGTTTTTTGCCACATTGGTGATAATCTGACGCATAACAGCAGTCTTTAAATCCTGCTGCTGCTCCAGCATATCAGTGAAAGAATCGCGGTTAAACACGGCATTCGGGTCGTAGACCGCGCTGCAAACAAAAAACGGTGGGAAACCATAGTCGTTCTCCACAATACGAATCGGCTGGTCGCCTACAGCGTGAACGATAATGTTCTCGTAGATACCGTCGTTGTTCCAGTCTACCTGCATGTAAGCCTCGTAAAGTTCAACCTCTTTGGATGCCAAGTCATTGTCTGTGGGGCGCTTAGCTCTGTCAGCTCTATCCCTGTCATTAACATAATCCAGAGTGGTCGGTTCAGTATTGCCAGAGGTATATTCTTTGAGCGCTTTGTCGATATTCTGATAGATACCGTCTTTTTCACGTTGCTTCAAGTAGCTGCCACGCACCACTTTGCGATGCGCAACAAACTTGCAGTCCTGCAAATCGGGAGCATCTGGGGTGTAGCGCAGCTCTGATGTAGGAACATACTCTACAACAGGATGATTGCTCTTGACTTTCACAAGGTCATAAGTGACTTTGGTGAGGTCTGGTGCGCCTTCAATATCCTCGAATTTCATGTTCTCGATATTGCCACCGCCAACGCCTTCCATAAGGCCAAGAATCTGCGTCATGTCGTTCAAATCAAGCATGAACTGCATCTGCTTGCGCTCTTCTTCGCGTTTCCACCATACCTTAGCAATGCAGAAGTTCTGGCTTAAAGCGAAGTTCAGCTCAGTCTGACAGAAATGATACCAGTCATTCTTCTTCTCAAGCTGGTAACGCACAAGTTCCTGCACCTTGGAAGCAACTTCATCATCATCGACATTCACACCCTTGACGGAGAGCGGAGCATCTGTACCGCAGAACGCTTCCATAAGACCCGTCAGAATCCACTGGCAAGAGGTCTTTACGTCCTTTGAAACCCAGTTGCTCGTCTCGGAAAGCCTCGGGAAACGCTTCTTGTAGTATTCTTCGTCGGCTTCGTAAATGTCTCTGCGATGAAGAATTTTCGGTTCGATAATCTGCTTGTACTGTGCATCTGCAATATCACGGCAGCTCTCGAACGCTCGCATGATTTTCTCTTTCTGTGATTTTGTCAAAGTATCGAGTGACAAGGTTTTGTCCTTGGCTTCGCTCTGTGCTTTAAGCATTTCCAGCGGGGACGGCGGTTGCTCTGTTCCCGGCTGGATTACGCCAGTCTGCGGCTGCTCCGGTAAGGTGCCACCCGTCATCATGTCGACCGCCCCTTGATTCAATCCGAACTGAGGGTTGGTCGCTTGCCATGCGCTTCGGTGGACTTCGCTGTTTGCAGCAGCAGCCAGCTTATCGTTTAGGTTTGGCATGAATTATCACCGCCTTAACCAAAGAACTCTGTTAGCACGCAGTCGCCGCCAATAACATAAAAGTTTTGACGCGCGGACGGAATTACAGGCAGAGTATAGGTGGTGCCAGCTTTAATCAGTAAGCCCCCGCCCACCTTAACGCCTTTTTCACCAAGATAAACGTCAGTCTCGCCAGCGCTAATTGCAATGCCAATGCGACCGCCACGCATATTGGTAAAAACCTCTGTGCTTGCGGCACAAATTGCACCGCTGGCGCTCAGTTTAGTTGTTTTTATTTCTTTTACTGGACATAAAAGCATCTGTTATTCCTCCGGATATTCGTCAATAATTTGAATGCCATACGCCATTGCGCATATACGTTCAATTTTGCAGCCACGAGCTTCGTGCCAGTCTTTTACAAAGTAAGCAATATCAGCATCGGCTAGCAATTCAATGCTTGCAGCTAAATACTTTAACGGTTTGTCAAAGGTCGGATGTTCTTGAAAAAAACTGTCGATTACTTCTACGCTTTCGCCAATACATCTTTCTGCTTGTTTAACAGCGAGTTTGCGTAGCTAAGATTTTCTCGTCTGTCTTGCCAGCCATAGGTTGAGAAATGAATAACTTTTTCATGTTTATTCCTCCGTTATTCATACTTCATGCGCTCACGCATCATGTTGTAGAGCCATTCCTCGCGTCTGAGGCGGTCATGGTATTCGTCCGTATATCCTTGGCTCTGATAGTCAAACGGTACACGGGCTGCTCTGTCGCTCAGCCTTGTAGCAGGAATACCCATACGTCTTGCATAACCCGTAGGCTGCGGGTAGCCTTGCTCGTCACGGACAACCTCAGGGTGGTAATAAGGCCCGCCAAGGAACTCAGCATACACAGGCATACCTCTGTTGGCATATTGGCTGTCGTCCGCGTAATAGCGGGAGTACGTCGGGTCTTGCGGCACATGCTTGTCATAATTGAACCGTTCTCCGACGCGCGCCACATCCTTGTACTGCGGGGCCTGCCCGTAGGCTGCATATGCTGCATAATCCTCTGGCGCAAGTTCTGCACCAAAGGGTTCCCCAAACTCACCGCTCGCTCTGCTTTTTTCTTTAGTCATTTGTTCTTCCCTCACAATCTGCCGTATTTTCTCACCTGTCCCAGCTTCTTCGCCCGCTGGTACAGGTTTTTTCTTGCGAAAGATACAGGATAAGCAAAAGTCAGACACAGTGCGTCGGCCATATCTGGCGAGCGGCCAGTCTTTTCTTTGATGCTTTCCTTACTTTCGAGTTTGATTCTGTTCATGCCGTCAAAGGTATACTCTGGCATCGACAGTTCGGTTCGCAGGTTCGGGTCATACGGCAATGAACCGCCCTGTTCAAGCCACTGTCGGCAGCCATCCCACATTTCGGCGCGTTTATTCATATAACGCGTATCCTCGATAGCTTTGCCGCCAAAAGGAACCTCCACGACCTGTTTGTAGCCAATCTGACGCAAGCGGTCAATAACACCCTCGCCACGGCCAGCATCGACAAACACCGTATCCGGCCCCCAGTCGTCAATCTCTCTGGCGATAATTCCGGCAAAAGTCATATTATCGACCTCTTTGCAGACGATAGGTTCAAAAGTCATAAGACCTTGGCGCTTGAAGATTACGCAGCTATCATCGCCGAAACGGGCAACGTCGACACCCATAACCTTGGGCATATCCTTGTAATCCTCTTCCTGTAAGTCCCTGTCCATCGCATTATTGATGGAATCGAGCGAAATGAGGCGGTTGTAAGCGTTCGCAGCAAAGTCACAGTACAGCTCCTGCCGTATCTCCGTCTTTGTCATCTCGCGCTTCATGTCCTCAAGCTCTTCGGCAGGAATAATACCTGTTTCATCCACCGTATACAAACAGGAGAACCAGTTGTTGTTCTTCTGAGCTTGCAGGTAAATATCGTAGAACTGGTTCTGCCCTTTGGGAGTGCCAATAAAAACAGCCCAGCCGTGTCGGTCTGATAAGGCTGGTCGGATAACCTCGCCCCACAGCTCTTTACGTATCTGGGCATATTCGTCTATTACTACACCGTCCCAGTACGTACCACGAAGGCCGTCCGGTCGGTCAGCACCAATAATATAAATTCTTGCTCCGCGAGCATCTTTGTGATAACTCGGGAACTCTACATACAGTTCGCTCTCGTTGACTTTTCTGTCTGGAATACCAGCAGTGTACCGTTTCAAATAGTCCCATGCAATCATCTTCGCCTGTTTCAAGAACGGAGCAAGATATGCGTAGTTCGGTGAAGGATACTTCGTCATCGTCAGAGCCTTCTTGATGAGGTGGTTGACACTGCCCACGCTCTTGCCGAAACGGCGGTGCGCTACAATTACCGCAAACCTGTACTGTTCCAGATTGGGATGCAGTACATCCCTCCAGAACGGTCTGGGAGTGTACGGAATTGTAATGACCTTGGCATCAGCAGCAACCGTCATCAGAGGTGCTTTCTACCGTTTCGGGTGCCGGGGGCAATACCCCCTCTTTCTCCACGGGTGACGCTTTAGTGTCAATTACATCACCAGCGTTTTCAGCCCAGCCAAATACCAGAGGCTGACCATCGCCGCTCGTAAGCTGACGTGTGCTCTTTTCTTCCCATCCGGCATTATTCTTCAAAGCAAACATAATGCCAGTAGGAGCCTTGGAATACACCAGCTTGCCCTCAAGATAGTCCTCCAGCCTCAGCTTCGCATCAGCCAAGATGGTGTTGTAGGCTTCGTCCCTCTTGTTTACGTAGTCCAGCATCTGAGCACGGCTCTGAAACCCTAAATATCGGGCAAGACCACTGTATGTGGGCGGTTTGCGCTCCTTAATCTTCATTTCGCCAGTTCTTGAATCAATCACTTCTGGCAGGCAGTAATCAAAGTATTCTCGGACTTTGTTTGCCATACTCTGAGGTGTGGGGTACATCGTTACAATGCTGCCACCAGCACCAAATAAATCACTCATAACAATACCTCCCTTGTTGTTGTCGTTGTTGTTGTTGTGATTATATTTTAAAAGCCTCGTACACACTATACGGAGGATGATACAGTGCTAATCGTACAAGGTTCTTAAAAGCATTAAAAAAGCACTGTAATTTCTTACAGTGCTAATAATAAACAGTGCTATGTAGGTACTGTGTAAGTTTAGGTACTTATTGTTTTACCCCTACCCCTATACCCTACCCCTTGTTTTGTAGAGATTTATTAGAGTGTTGGTTAAAGTTATTTATATCTAGTATTCAAGAATTAATCTTTAAATTTAACCTGACTAGATATACCATGTAACCTAAACCCCAACGTGTGTTAGGTACTTACCATTCAGCCCCTCCCCATCTATTCCATAATTTTTTATGTCCGATAATATATGTTATGTTAAATTTCTTTTCTCAGTGTACATCTATACTATATTTATAGTACAAAACTACCATAACTGTGTATTTTCTCCTATTATAATAAATGTATTTTTAATATACAACTACCATATTATAGCGGCATTACCAATAATCAAACTAATAACTATATAAAAGAAGAATAACGGGAATTTTTAATATTCCCGTTATTACTTTATTTACATTCTAAATATCATGTTTTTCGTTTTTATACACTCTTTTACTTTTCTTCATTATAACACGTTTTTAGCACTCTTATTTCGGTAATAAGAAAAAATTTTTTTAAAATTTTTGTCCAGCGCGTTATTTCGATATATCCCATAATATAGACAAGCCGAACGGCAAGCCCCCTACTAGAGAGGGCACACCAAATAGGCAGGTGATTTGAAAAGAGGCGATACAGACAATTAAAAGTCAACAAGTAGCTATTTTTTTGTACCTTGAAAATTTAATAATTGTCCTGCCGTCGTGGGATAAGACAAAAGGCGACGGCGTGGCGTATACATGGTTAAACGCTTTATACAAATGTTGACGTGTCCGTTTGTATATTGTAGTCACTCAATGATGTAGATAACCACGGTAAATGCTGTACAGCATTTTCAAGTATTTTTTGCTACTGAAATAACTAAAAATGTTATACGGCAACATTTTCCACCACCTTTTTACAAAAGGCGTGGGAATGTATAAAGTAGCGTCGCCCGTGGCAAATCGGGTACGGCGTGAAAATATATTCCCTCTACCTTCAATCGCCCGACTTCAATTTTTGAAAGTGGTGATTTTATGAAAAAGTGGACAAAAGCCAACGAATATCGTTGGCGGTGTGAACAGGCTGATTTAGCGCAAGGCAAGACAAAGCGTCTCGACGCTAAAAAGGGCTATTACCGCACTGAAAATGCGGAAAAGCCAAAAGCTGATAAGCCAAAAGCTGAAAAATCAAAAGGCGTTGTGCTGATTAGAAAATACTACAAAAGTAGTGTTTCGACGGTATTCACGCCGACTGAAAAAACCGGCACTTTATCCAATACAGATTTTTTCAAAATGTTGTATGCTTAAACTTTTGTCGGACGATTGAAGGTGGAATTGCCTATGGTGGCTCACCTAAAAAAATGCAAAGGTGGTAAACGGTTATGAAAAATGACTTTCATGCCCGTGTACAAGCGATACGGGCACGTAACGCAAGGCAGGACAAAGACTGCTTAGAAGTGTTGATGCTTCTCGCACTTCTTGCCGTACTCTTCATAGCTACATTTTGATGCTATGGCAAGCGTCCGACACGTTCGGGCGTTTGTAGAGTGCATCAAATACACTCTGTTGCCGTAAACGGTGGTATATGGCAACATTACCAACCACCAACCGACTTATAAAAAAGGGTGGAAAATATTATGGAAAAAATGTTGTTCAAATGCGAAAATTGCGGCGAAGAATTCAACGGTACTCAACTCGAAGCTGTATCGAACGGCTGGCGTAACATCGAAGGCGTCTGGTTTTGCCCAGACTGCGCCGATGTGTATGGCGTTTGCCATGACTGCGGTAAAGTCGTAGCTCTGAGCGATATGCGCCTTGGCTGCGACGATGAACAGTATTGCGAAGATTGCTTCGGCGAACTGTTCGACACCTGTGAGCGTTGTGGCGACGTGTTCTGGCGTGACGATGCAACAGAAGTTTACACCCACGAGGGCAGATGCAGCGAAAGCTGGTGCCCCGAGTGCACGGACTGGTATGCAAGCCGTTGCGAGCATTGTGACGAATACGTTGAAAACGACGATATTCGCGACGTTGACGGTGATAACATCTGTATTGATTGCTGTGAAAACAGCTATGATTATCAGATTTGCGGCGAATGCAGTGAATGGCATCATGTTGACAACATGACTTATTCCGAACGTCGTGAAGAATACCTGTGCGATTACTGCGCTTCTCAAGAGGCTAGTGTAATCCACTCTTACCATTCCGGCGTCCGTCCGTTGCTGTGGTTGTCTAAAACTGGCGATGATTACAATCGCCGGTATCAGCTGTTCGTCGGCGTAGAACTCGAAATCGACGGCGCTGGTCAAGATGACGAAAAAGCTGAAAAAATCGTCAATGCTGGCGGTTATGATGTCGACGAAGCAGTCGTGTGTGAACATGACGGCTCTCTCAGCAATGGTTTTGAACTTATCTCGACAACAGCGACGGTTGACTATCATCTTTCCGACTTCGGTTGGAAAGATATGATGGACAAAGCGATTGAACTCGGTTACACGAGCCATGATGCTAATACATGCGGTCTGCATGTGCACATGGACAGACGCTACTTCACGGATATGTTCAGTAATCCAGAAGAAGTGCTCTCAATCATTGCATGTAACAACGCAGAGTGGCTGAAAGTTTTCAGCCGCCGCACCCGTTGGCAATACTGCATGTTTCCGAGTTCCCTTGTCCGCTTTACTGCGGACGAGTTCAAATGCAGAGACAAGTACGGCAAGGCTTTGTCGACAAGTGATGTGTATTGCAAGCTCAGCAACGCCGTTGACCACATGCGTGGTCATGGTGCGTGTATGAACTTCTGTGGCTATGCGACTATGGAAATCCGCTTCAACCGTGGCACCCTCGTATGGCAAACATTTGCGGCTACTTTGCAATTCATTCAACTGCTTGCCGACATTGCTAAGTCCTGCAACCATCTGGAACAGGCATGCGAGGTTAATCTGCGCACGTTCAGAGTGTTGGCTAAACGTCGTGGTTACAAGGCATTCCTCGAATACCTCAAACGTCGTAATATCCGTTAAGTGCAAACCCAGCGCATCAGCCTCCGTTGGTGCGCTGGAGGGGTTGCTTAACCCGTATGAAAACGAAAGGTGGAAAATATTATGGAAAAAGAAAAGAAAATCACCAAAGCTGGCGGTCGGCGCAAAGGCGCAGGACGTAAAAGAGAGCTTCCCGAAGGAACACGAGTTACGTCTTTTAAGTGCACTCCGTTCGAGAGAGCACTTTTAAAGCGTTATTTGTCCAAAATTCGTAGAGGCGTCACGCAAGACAATGCCGACGTGCTTTACATCGACATGAGAATGAATGCGGAGGTGGTAAAAGAGGTGTTCTTTTAGGCACTTACGCAAGGCATCAGCGCTCGCTGGTGTCTTGCCATGGTTGCCTAACAGCAATCTAAAAAAATTATGAAAAGGTGGAATGTAAAAATGTGTATTATTGCTTATGTGCCAAGTGGGAAAGTGATTAGTGAGGAAACTATCAAAATCATGTTCAAAGGGAATCCCGATGGCGCTGGCGTCATGTGGAAACCGACATTCAAGTCTGCGGTGCAAATCCGCAAAGGCTTTATGAAGGTTGAAGATTTGATTAAAGCGTTCAATGAAGTCCCCACTGAATGTGAAAGAGCCATCCACTGTCGCATTGCGACAGCAGGAAAGGTTTCCGTGGCTTGTTGCCACCCCTTCCCGGTGCGTCCTAAAGTCAGCGCCATGCGTTTAGCTGAGGACACTGCAGAAATTGCTCTCATGCATAATGGAGTAATTTCATATGCCAATCCTGTGCAAGGAATCAAAGCAGATTACTCCGACAGCATGAACTTTGCTGCGAAGTATCTTTACCCGTTGCGCAACGAGTTGGACAAAGATTGCATCCAAACTCTGATTGAAGAGTCTACCCCTTCTCGTTTGCTGATTATGCGCGAGGGCGCAGACACAATCATGCTCGGCAACTGGAAGTACGAAAACGGCGTATACTATTCAAACGGTAATTACAAGCCGTATGTTGCGTCGAAGAAGTACAAGGGCTACAACATTTACAGCGGTTATTACGATGATTGCCGTAGCCTTTACGGCGATTATGGTTACGGCGGTATGACTTCGTTGAATCCCGACGAGCCTAGCGAAGAACCAAACTATGAAAGTGTTGTGCTCGATATTATCGGCACGGACTACAAGGTCGCAAAGCAAAAGGTGGAAGAAGTTCTCGACAGCTACGAGGACATTGAATACGAAGTGTACAAGTCCCCGCTTCCGGGCGAGCTTGAAATTGAAGTTGTTGGCCTTCCCGATAACATCACCAGCATCGCTGGGTTCAAGGTGTCCGAGAGAACCGCTTATTAAGTCACAGCCATAGTGTGTCAGCCTTTGCTGGCACACTATCACGGTGATTTAATTTGTTAAGTCACAAAAATATTAAAAAGGTGGAATGTATATGTCAAAAGAATGGTTGAAAGAATTCAGTGTATTGGTGAAAGCTCCAGTTCGCCGTTCATCTCATGATATGATGTGCGTCGTCAAAAGGCAAAAAGCACCAACACTCGAAAAAGCACAAGAGCTTGTAGCGAACTATGGTGCATATCACCGTAAAAAGCGCGGTCTTGTTAGCGAGGAAGCCTTTTCGGTAATCAAGAACCCTGTGAGCTTCCGCATAGCCTATACGTATAATCGCAATGATGAAAGAAGCGTAAGAGCTGATTTACACTTGGCTTTAGAGGCCGCAAAATCAGTTGTAATTAGAGATAGTTGGTTCGACGGCACCGACGAGCGTAATGATGATATATTTGTAATTCGTATCAACATCACCGGCGACGCTTGCATGAGGAGCTTTATCGAAAATCAACTACGCTTTTGCCAAAAAGAGAACGCTATCATCGACTACTGTATACAAGTAGAGCCGTATAGGGGTGACGATATTTGTAACCATTACATGATATTCAAAACTTTCAACGACAAGTTTTTTGTTTAAGCGCAAACCCAGCGTCCTACGTGTTAGGACGTTGGAGGGGTTGCTTAACCTACAATTATTAGAAAGGTGGAATGAATATTGGAAATCAAGATTATTAATCTATGCGACCACGAGATTAACATTAAGGATGTTAGTGGCAAGTTATGGAAACTAGAACCGTGTAAGGACGAACCAGCGAGAGTCAGCAACACCTTTGCCCCAGCGTTTTACCTAGGGACAATCGGCGTAAGTCGTAAAGTCAGCACAACGAACATCAACTTGCCGCCAACAACAGAAGGTGTAATGTTTGTCGTGAGCCGTGCGGTTGCTGAGGCAAACCGGGGACGTAAAGACCTTATGTTTCCCGGCCCGCAATACTTTACCGATGACGGCGTAAAGTATTGTGTTGGCCTTGAAATCTGCTAGGAGGTAACTGATTCAGTCTATTCACAGGGTGTCAGTTTGAGCTGGCATCTTGTGGGAGTGATTGAATCACTCGTTATATCAGAAAGGTGGAATGAACTTATGGAAAAGAAAACTTATCGGGTGGCGGTACAAGCGCCCTTATTTAAGGAATTGGGCTACTATCTGAAAGCAGTAAAGGCTCCGTCAATGGAACGTGCAAAGGAGATAGTTGCAAGATATTGCGATTATCACAATAAGCGGTGCGGGTTTTCGGGCGACGAAATCTTTCGTGTAGTTCCCACTCCCACGTCATATGCGATTACAATTCTATACAATCACAACAGCACGTCGTTCGACGTGCTAAACGAGCTTTTCTGTAAACTTGGCGAGATTAAATCAGCCTATGCTGTCGCCGCTCACCTTAGATACAAAGTATTTGAAGATAACACACAGGCGTTATTCTTTTTGGATGGCGATGACACTGCACACGGAGACGTTACGCTAAAGGAGGTGTTTGCTAAAGCCCTCGAACCATACAAAACGGGCGGTGTACTCGTTGACTACAGCATAGGAACTTACTCCTATGAACCATCCAGAGGCATAAAGATAAGGAACTTTACGATGTTTAAGCGTGCGTAGACTTTGAGCGTAAACACAGCACGTCACACAGTTGGCGTGTTGTAGGGACTGCTCAACGTCAGTCTAATATCATTATCAAAAAGGTGGAATAAACTATGAGAATACTTATCAATCGTTACCTTCCGTTAACAGTAGATGTTGGCTCGAATTATACCGAGCTAACACTTTGGGAAGAAGAAGAGAACTCTCTGGAAGCATTGCGCGACGCTATCGAGTTCCATTATTTTAAGCAAGAGTTTAAGGAATGGTTGAGCGTTGACCATGAATCAGCTTGCATATCAAGCGCTTCTGAAAACAACGCCATGAAAAAGTTTTGGGACTTGTATAAAACTATTCAAACCTCTTACTTGTCTGAATTTGAGGCGTTCGAGGAAACTTATGAGCAAGCCAAGAACGACCTTAATTTCTGTTGGCAATGTTCCCGGTGTGGTTGTCTTGTATTCGGAGAGTTTCCCGAAGTAGATGGTAACGGCAATGTATATTGCGATTGCTGTGACGAGAATTACATGGGCTATTGCGATTACTGCGACTGCAAATACGACTACGAGAACGCACTCTATAAAGTCGATGATGACAAGTATGTTTGCGGACATTGTTTGTCCGACAAGTTGAGGGACGGCACGTTAAAACTAGACACCAGTGCCACTATTACAACGCATTAAGCGCAAACCCAGCGTCCTACACAGAGCTTAGGGCGTTGGAGGGGTTGCTTAACCTACACAAAAATAAAAAATGAAAGGTGGAATGTTTAATGGGAAACCGCGCTGTAATTTTAAACAAAAGCGACATGCTGGCAGACGGCAGCATTAACCCGAATCAAATTGGAGTGTATCTCCATTGGAACGGAGGTCGTGATAGTGTAAGTGCATTCTTGAAGTATTGCAAGCTGAAAGGCTATCGCGCTCCTAGCACCGATTGCTACGGCTGGGCTTGCTTATGCAACGTCATCAGTAACTTCTTTGGTGATGGAATGTCTTTGGGCATTGACATTGCCAGTCATCTCGACTGTGACAACTACGACAACGGCGTGTACATCATCGACCGTTGGGAGATTGTCGGGCGTTTGTATAACCGTAGCGCCGAGCAAACAAACTACGACGTTGATTCTTTTGTGCTTGAACTTAATGAAAAAATGCCGGAGCAAAGCAAGATAAATGCCTGTGTTCTTCAAGAACTTCTGAAAGCGAAAGAGATTCCTTATCAAGAGTTGACAGTAGGCAACGCTATTTGGGTTCAATGCTCTGGACGCTGGTGGGAGAAGTTGATTGTTACCGAGGTGCAAGAGCACAGCGGTTTGATTACTTGCGAACGTTTCGACGGCAAGAGCACCAATTTTTATAAGCCAGCTTTTGTTTTGAAGGCTAACCCCGAGAACTAACTTAATTCATTGGCATCCCATAATCTTAGGTTTATGGGATGTACTTGAATATTTAAAAGAAAGGTGATATGATATGAAAAATTACATAATTCTTTTTACTCCGGAAATCGACGGCAATAAGTTGTATTCCGTCATTACCAAAGAAGTATGCGATACCAAGAGCTTAGAGCTTGAGCGTTGTTACGACCTTATTGATTGCAGACTGATTGATATTCACGCCGTCTGCGATGGCAATCTTCTGCTGATATTTGATGACGAATTTTTGCTCAGTCATATTCCTATCCCAAACGTCATGGCATCTCAGCTCGACCGTTGCGTTCTTTGTGGTAAAGTAATCCTTTGCCGAACCAATAACGAAGGTGAGTGCGTTCCATTTACGGAAGCAGAAGCTGACTTGCTGATTTCCCTTTTGAAAAGAATTCAAGGCAACATCGTTGCCTCATTGGGGAAGGATGATGAAAATGGAGAAGCAATTAGAGCAGGAAGTTAAGGCTGCAGTTCAAACTGTGGCAAAAGAAATATTAAAAGATTACGACGACAGGCTTGAAAGAATGAATAAACTGGCCGAAGGTAATCAAGCCCTGTTTGAACAGCTTGTACAGGCTTACGACATTCGCATTGAAGAATACCAGCAACGCATAGAAGTGATTCTGCTAGAGCTGGAAGAAATTGCCGACCGACTTGAAGATAGAAGTTTTGTAAAATTACTCTTACTGAAAATCATCGAGCGAGAAAGGCGTTATTCTTAAAGCGGTAATAATGTTTGCTCTTGACGCGCAAGCCCCTAGCCATATTGGCTAGGGGCTTTTTTGTTTTCGATGTATTATTTTATTTATTTTTCACAATTAAGTAATTGCTTTCTCTATCAATTTGTGGTATTATAATTCTAGGAAAACTCCATTGTATATTACAATTAAATTGCAAGGAGGCGCATATCATGGAGCAAAATATCAGAAAACAAAACAGATTCAGAGAGGGTGCAGGGCGCAAAAGAGAGCTTCCCGAAGGAGCGCGAGTTACTTCGTTTAAGCTGACCGACACTGAGCGTATCGCAGTAAAGAAATTCGTTGCCGAATTGCGCGGAAGCGAAAGAGCCAAAGCCAAGATGCTCGAAGCCAAGAGAGAACAGCAAACTGACGCAATCATTAAAGCAACTGCAAAGCCTCTTGCTGAGGCACTGTGTAAAGTCATCAGCCTGTATGGCGGACGCGGTAAAGGTTTCAGAGTGGCCGAAAGTGTAGCTAGAACTATCAGCGTCATTGCTTTCAAGGATGCTGTTCAGAATTGGGAGCACGAGAATCCTCGAAAAGAAATTAAATAAAAAAACAAAAAAGCCACGGTTTCTGCCGTGACTTTTTTGCTGAAAAGGTGGTAAACGAAGCCTAACATGTTAAGGTGGAATGTTAGTTGGAAAATGCAATGACGTTTACCAAAATCATTATACCACGGCTGGCACAAACGTGCCAGCCTTTTTTATTATTCAAATACTTTTATTACCCCTAGTTGTATCGCACACTTCAAGGCGTAATCAATACCTACATCACGGAGCTTATAGTATTTGCTGTAAGTCAAGCCAAGCTCTATGCAACTTGTTGCCATAGGCTCATTTTTAAAAAACCTACGGCAAAGAATTTCGCTCACTAATTCTTCATCATCAAAGTACATAAAGGTTTGCTCAACTATGGTTAACCATTTTTCGGGATTGGCTATCACTTCTTCATCGAACCTGTCAGCGTTGATAATAACCTTCCCTAACGGTTGATAATGCTTCATTGCTATAATAGCAGTCGGGTCTGATATAAAGGCATGATTACTACTGCCACCGCCTGTTCTACCACCGCCTTGATAGTAGCCCTGTTCAGCCCTTGTTATATCAACAGCTTTCTTGATTCTATGATAGTAGTAAAACATTTTTTCAACCAAAGCGAACCCCTTTTGAGGGTGCCTTCCTGCTCTCCAATTACGTTTGCGTCGCTCATTAACGCTAGGAGTTTCTAAGGTCATTGTTTAGCTCACTCCAATTCTTCGGTTTACCTATCAATACTTCCACGCTCTCAGCATCTTTCTTGCCATAGCGTTTAACTACAGAAACGCCCACTACTTGCTTGCATCCTTTGTACGCAATTCCTTCCAAAGCATACATGATAATCTTTAGGATTCTATCTGCCGTCGGGTATCTTGTAGGGAGTATCTTTCCCCTCCACATAAGCTCTCGCGTAGCCTTGCTTGCGTTGCCAATCGGAGAAGCTAAATTGATTGTAATAACAATGTAAACAGGGTCAACATCACTGTACTCCCAGTTTTGAGAAGCAAGAGCAGTCTTTGCTATCATCGCTACCACTGATGTGTAGGCGTCTACGTTATTCTTGACGCTTTCCTCTCCATTCTTCCACTTGCGATACCCACGACAGATTGGTCTGCCCGGTATGACAAACTCTAAGGTCTGTTCGCTACAGATTCTTTTTAAGCCCATGCCAAATCACCTCACTTAGAAGTTGAAGTTATCATCCAGTTCCTGCTGTGCTCCCATGTTTGCAAAGCCACCACCATTATTAGGAGAGGCACTGTTCTTGCTGTCGATAAAGTCAAAGCCGTTGACTATGATAGCAGTGCTTTGTTTCTTGTTGCCATCCTTGCCTGTGTAACTGCTGATTTGCAAACTGCCGTTAACAAGAATGCGACTGCCCTTATGGAAGTAGTTGCCAATAGCCTCAGCGGTCTTGCCAAAGGCAGTGCAGTTAATAAAGTCAGCCTCTTTCGGCTGGTCTTTGCGGAACGGTCTGTCGATAGCAATGGTGAACTTGCAGTAAACCTTGCCGTTCTGAGTGTAACTTACCTCCGGTTCTCTAGTTAAACGGCCTAAGCCAACAAAATGATTCATGTTTATATTCTCCTTTCGTTATGTCGAGTGCATATATCCCCCGATAAATATGCAAATGCATTGAGGCAAGCGGCACACACTCGCCTCGGCAGTTATGAAAAAAATTATAAAGCAGTAGTTATGTGTACATCCTTCTCATCAGCACCATTCTCCTTGGCAGTCTTAGCCATTTCGATACGGTATTCCTGTGGAGTTAAGAAGTACAGTTCGTTGTCCAAGCGGAACTCGCACTCTCCCTCTTTGGGGGCTGTGCGGATAGGTTCCACTTCAATGCGATGAAACACCTTGCGCCACTTGCAGTCCTTGACGTACTTTCCCTGCTCACAGCACATACACGCCTTGAGAGCAAGGTCTAGGAGGTCGTACAAGTCCTCGGTTTCCAGTGTGATATTAGGCTCTCCGTCTCTAGCCCTAACCGGTACGCTGGTGCTGAGTTTTAAATCAGTCTGGTTTTTACGCCGTTTGAGGCTCGCCAACTGTTTATGGTCAAGATAAGTAAGCCTCTCGCTAATGATGTTTTGGCAGTATGTCGCAACGCACTTTAGCTTTCGGTGCCATACTTTGTCCTTTGTTTTCTCAGCAGCGTTGTCAGCTTCACCTGCGAGGATTCCTATTTTTAGCCAACTGAGCAGTTCTTCTTTGCTCATGTATTTCTCTTTATTCAAGTCGCACCCTTCTTTCTTTTGTCTTAAATCAATTCTTATTCACTTCGGTGCCTTCATCATCATCCTCTATGGTAAAGAATATGTCAACCACGATGTAGGAAACGCCAAGCGTAAGGCAACTGCCAAAAAGCGTACCCATAGCAAAAGCCATCAATAAATCCCAATCCATTATTCACCCACCTCCATTTGTTCTTTCTCCTTTTCAAGCGCTTCGCAGAGCTTCTTGTAAATGTAAAGTTTGATGACGCTATATACGGCAATGTCTTTAAGCGATTCATCCACCTTATCACCTTTAATGCCGTGCATAGCAACATGAACAATATGCTTGCGCTCGTAGTTGGATGCCTCTTTCCACATCCGCTCCCACCATAACCACTCGTGAGGGTTTGCTTCGGAGCAGGATTTAGGGAAAGGCTCGCTGTTATTGTAGCCAGCTTCTTCGAGAATAGCTCCCAATTTCAAATTCTCCAGCGGCTCACCCGAGCCATACTGGCAGTTCTTTGCAATAAATAACTCTTTAAGTTCGTCGAAAGTCTCACTTACGAACGTCACGTATTCTGAGTTGGCTTCGCTAAGACCGCCAAAAAATATGTCGTCAAGCTGTTCTTTACTCATGTTTCTTTGCCTCCCTTTTGCGTTTCAGACTAGCATTGGCGACGGCTTTTACCTCGCCCATATTTTGATAGTACCCTGTTACAACCACTTCTGTATAGGGCGCATCAGAATACATCTTGATAATGTGAATGTCATAGACCTGTTTGTCGTCGGGATAGACCACGCCGTTCATGGCATCAAGATATAACTTGACGATGTTATCGCCGTCCGGTTTACCCAAAGGCATGACAGCCTCTATTAGTCCAGCCTCGGCAAACCATTTCTGTCTGCCAGACGGAACCTTTCGGCATGACTTAATCTCAACCTTGAGCGGCATTTCGGGGCTGGGCAAACTCCAACCCTGTTCAATCATGGCTTGCTGTGCCATTAATCTGATAGCCGCCTTTTCCTCGGTGCTTCCTTTGGGTTCGTAGGCTCTGACATGGCCGCTGATTGTAGTAAATCTAGGTCTGCCTTGCCCTACTGGTTCTCCCATAACCTTGAACCGCAAGATTTTCTTGCCACAGTTCATCGGCTCCTTAAAATTCACTGCGCATACCTCCTAAAATTTGCCGCTGCTGCCGTAACCGCCACCGCGCTTGCCACTGGCGTTATCGTTGCTGGTTGTGTTGTAGTACAGGAAAATTCCTTGCATGCAACGCTCGCCTTTCTTGATGACATATTCCTCGTCAGAACTGTTAACGAACATAGCGCCGATGTTGCCGTCGTTGTCGAGGTTATTGGCGTAATCTGCGTCGATGATGCCAGAGCAGTGAACCATAAGACCGTGCTTGACAGCCAATCCGCTTCTGATTCTCAAGAACAGGAACATGTCCTGCGGCATGATAGCCTTAATATTGAAATGCACGAGCTTACTAAGTCCATGCGCAGGAACAACAATGTCATGTGGGGCGTAGAAGTCATACCCCGCAGCAGACTTTGTGCCGCGCACCGGAATCTTTGTGTCAATTGGAGCGCCCTTGACTGGCTCAAATCTGGTTGACTCTTTTTGATGACCATTTTCGGAGCCGTATACAAGTTCATCAAGAGAGCAGCCCAACGCCTCGGCGATTTTCATAACGATATAAAGCGCCACACCTGTTTTGCCGTGCTCTATGCAACTAAGATGTACTTGGCTAACCGCAGCCTGTTTTGCCAAGTCAATTTGAGATACACCTCGTTTGCGTCTAGCCAAGGAAATGTTCTTGCCTAGTGCTTTCATGTTTTCTTCACTCATTGCTTTCATTACTTCTTATCTCCTTTCTTATTCCCGAACGTGCAGGACTGCTCTTTGCAGTCAGCGCAATTCATAAAGTTCCTATCGAAAATTTCGGGAGCTGCGTCAGCCAAACGCTTTTGAATTATTTGCGCTAACTCTCTGTGCTCTGGCATGGCGCGTTTACACATGCGCTTAGGCAGGTATTCATACCATGCACGGAAGTTGCCTGTAACCACAAGGGAAGTTTGGATGCCTTGCGGCAACAGGTAGGCCGCATCCTGCTCTGGCACGCCATTTTCGATTGCCTTTTTATACGGAATCATCAGAGCATCGCTGGCTGCACTTGTGAAGAACACATAGCCGTTCTGCGGCATTTCCATCTCATTGAACACGCTTCCCCTTGCGCTCTTGACCGTAAAGCTCAAATGGCGGTGACGGGTCAATTGCCCAAGCACCCTCGCGCTACATTTAACCAAGAAACTTGCATAGCAGTGCTCCAAGACGCTCAGATGGCCGCTTTTGATGATGTTCCCGACACCAACGTCGGAAACATCTTTGCCATACGGCTGACTGCAAGCAGTCTTTAATAGCTCCATGTGGTTCGGTGTGATTGAAATTAACTCTGCTGTTGGCATTTTTTACCCTCCTTTAGTTTTCTGCGTTGTTCCTTAACTGCGTTCAAGAAAGGTCGTTGGAACTCACAGTCATCATCAAATGCCACGTTCCCGTTCTTATCCCGATGCATTTCCATCAATTCAAAGTTCCACTCAATATCTCTTTCCATCTGCGCCAACATCCAGTCTGGAAATCGGTGAATGTTTGTCACCAATTCGCTTTGGATAGCCGACAGGCTTTGCGTACCTATCCTGTGTACGGCGTAGCGGAACGCAAATAACAAGACGATTAATTTTTCATCTGTCATTTTGGTATTCCTCCTAAATCCATCGGGTCGCAATGAGCACATTCTAACTCATCACCACCGCCGTAATAGCGGCACAGCTCACAGCAGTATTGTCCAATTTTTTCGTTCTCATAAAGCAGGTTAGTTATTGGAACATTTAAAGCTTTGGACAATTTTACACGCTTTTCAAACGGGATAACCTTAATTTTTCCTTTTTCGTAATCAGAAACCGCTTTAGTACCAATTCCCAACAATTCGCCTAATTGCGTTTGGTTAAGTTTTTTCTTTTTTCTATGTTGGCGAATACGTTCGCCGATTTCCTGCTGTTGCTGACCTTGTATAGCTGCCATAATAACCACCTTTTTAACATTTACTATATTATAGTAAAGTAACAAGATATTGACGTTCCCATTCGTCGCAAAGGTTGTCGCAATTATCACAAGGATAATACTCGTCATCGTCAATCATTGTTGCACCCCTCAACATCCCGTCTGTCAGGTCAATCTGTCATTTTGCAATTTGAAACGGCACCAACATCGTACTCGTGACTAATAGCTTTATTTGCCCACATTACAACTTCTTCAAGGTATTGCAGCGCAATTTCCCGTTCTCTCCCGTCGGGACACAGTTTTTGAATAAAGTGTTCAAGGTATCGTGCATTCACATTTAATTCCTTCATACGCTTCATTTGTAATGCATCTACTGGTTTGCTATCTAATTTGCTCATTTTGCACACTCCTTTATAAAAATCTTCTTCTGGCAAGTCTTTCCCAAAACAATGCGGTTAGATTCGATTCCTGTATTAACCTTCCTTGTTCGTGGGCCTTCCTCGCAGCCATTGCAAGATAACTTGTACCATTGACTAAGCAGTTAGGGCATATCGTGATTGTTCTGCTATCCTCTGTTAGATAACGATTACAACTTCCGCTTTCGTGCTTACATATATCGCAGGTTTGCTTCATGTGCTATCACTCCTTTTTATAAAAAGCGGCGACGTGGGAATTCTCGGATTTTACGCAGGCCTGTTTCGTCAGTCCCAAACAATAAGGGGCCTACCGTTGCCAAGTCCGCACCCTTACTGCCATTCGGCAACCCAGCCGCCGCACCCTAGGGCTAGTTAAAGTGACTTTTCGCCCCGTCACGTTTTTCGTGGGTTTTTCGGGGCGATTTGTCACGTTTTACAAGAGATTTTTGCAACATGTTGCAGTTTTCTCTTATAATTTGTACCCCACGCCCAGCTCTTTCGCTACGTCGGGCAAAGCGTCCGCTGCTTCCTTGCAAGTCTTGTATACCCAGCCTTTATCAAATAAAGCATAATCTCTAGGACTTCTTAACCACCTATACGTGCAAACAACCCATTTCCCGTAGATGAGTTCAAAGGTATAATATTCTTCTCCAGATTCGGGCTTCCATGGCAACTTAACGAGTTCGGTCTCGCCGCAAAGAAGGGCGCGCAATATAACATCATTTTCACCTCTTGCTAAATTAGAACCAGTATGCAGTCCGTCTAAATCAAGCCAATAGGTACGACCGTCGCCTTCAACTTTAAATTCTTCGCCCAGTTCCACGCCGAGCATCTTACAAATTCCCGGAATTAAATTTTTAGCCATTGTTTCCACCTCTCCAATCCGTATCTTGTCAATAATCATCAGTATTAACCCACCCCATTGGATAATAGCCACCGGGATGAGTGCCAGCAACACTACAATTGCCACAATTTCATCTAACGTCATTACGCTTCCTCCTTCTGTCGCACTGTCATGAGCACGCTTAAATTGCGCGCCACACAAATTTTTCTGCCGCCCAATCTGAGTTTCATCCAGCGGCTGTAGCACAGCCCCATGGAATTCACGCAATAACCCTTTTTCATATCAAGAGTTAATCTTCTAAGCGGCATACGCCCTGCTTTACAGACCCGGCGCTTCACTCCTGCTCCGTGGCGCGTGATGCACCACTTTTCGTAGTTTTTGAATTGTTGAGCCATATTATTACTCCTATCTGCAATCAATAACTACAATTCCGTTGCGCTCTTCCACGCGTTCTTCATCGAGTAGATGTTCCATGGTTTCTCCTCTTTCATCAAGGGCCTTGACCTCAATATGCATATCTTCACAATCGTTTTTGATTGCCCATTTAAATAATGCTTCTATTGTCATTATTACTCCTCCTTTGCCTTCACGCCATGCCACAATTTATATTTCAGAACTTCACGCCGTGTCATTTTGTGAGCTTGCTTAACGCAGTAGCGATAATATTTCAACCGCTGGCGTTTACGTTTATTCATTACAAGCAGCCTCCGCAGCAGCCGAAAGGAACATTGGCGTTAACAAGCTCTTCCAACTCGGCAACATTATCTTTAAGTTCATCCGGGAGTTTGTCTGAATCTATAAGCCACGGGCCTTCTTCAACCTCTTCTTCCCAATCGGGGCCGAATCCACAGTACCCACCGGAAATCAACGCTCCATAGACGGAATATTGCTTGCCGTCTTTTTCGACATTCAACACGCCACGACAAAGGTTCGGCCAGCTTCCGTCGTAAGATATAAATTTCATTTTATCCACTCCTTTAACCCACAAACAAATTCCAGAAAAACATCAGTAGCATAAGGCCTGTCAAAAGCGGAATCCCGACCACCAGAATAATCATCAAGATTCCAATCATAAGAGATAACACGTCGCGAACCAGCTTTTTCATTCTTCATCACCCTTCTTTCTCTCAGCCTTGTAGATTTCGACCGCTGTTTTGAGCGGCAGGATAGTCACCGGGAACATGAACCTCAAGGTTTCTACCGCCACCAGCCAGCGCTCATGCTGCCTAAAGATTTCACCTGTATACTGCCCCTTGATTTTAAGAATATCATCGGTATAAATCACATCACCGTGAATATCTCTAACACCTGTAGCTATTCTTTCCATGTTTACCTCCCTAATTTTTTCTCTATTTCATCCGCTTTTTTAATTTTAATAAATTTTATTAAAATCATTTTTGCGGCTGTTTGCCATAGTAACCGTTGTCTCTTCCGAGCATTGTTGCTCCGCAGCATCCGCACCTCATGATGTGCAGATTTCCGTGTTTTTCTCGTACCGTGTAAGCGTGTACCAGCTTCTCGATTCGGCTACCGCACTTGCGGCAGTATGGGTGGTTGTGTTGGTCGAACATCACATTCTCAATTTCCATATCGTTCACTCCTTAGATTGTATATGCCGCTCTCGCGAACGGAATATGGGCTAGATTCGTTTCTAGGTATATCACTGGTAACTTTATACCCGTTGCTCCCTAAAATTAAATCTAGCGGCATTTCCGTTCGTCAGAGAAGGTTTGCTAATTTCGGGTTAGCAACCAAAGGGTCATGGTCTACTTGAATCATTCTGTTTGGCTCGAATCCCTTGGCCGTTGTCACCGAGAAGCATACTTCTCGGTCGGGATTGACGTAGACCTTGTAGCCAATATCCTCTTCGCCAACTGCCGTGCAGTAGTTAGCGTCGTTCAGTATGACTTGCAGAAGCCTGTAGTTGCTGACAATCTCGTTCCTGTTCAGCCCCATCTTTTGCCCGTAGAGCAAAATCTCGTTATGTGTCGGCATGTAGGGCATTATGTCTCTGTGCTGACGGAGCTTCCACTTCGTCCACGCCCAGAGTTTTGCGCTTTTGCGGAGGCCAGCAGGAGAAGCCTGTGTGATTGGTTTCTTCTGCTCGGCATCACGCTCTCTGCGATAGTTCGCAAGCGCGTCATCAACATCGTAGAACCTCGGCCAGTATTGCAAGCGGCAGAGAGCGTTGCGAAGGTATTGTACCTGTTCGCCAGTCAAATCCCTGTACTGGTCAAGGAATGTTCTCACCATGTTCTCCTGCCCCTCCACGCTTGAAGCTGACACAGGCGGTTTAAGTCCTGCTGACTTCCAGTACCCGAATAACCCAATCACGTCTTGTCTCTCCATGCTCGTACCCCCTAAAACAACAACTCTTCTTTTTTCGGCTTATCAGCGCCGCTGTGGATGTTCCGGCAACATCCTTCGACATAAGCCAACGTGCGCTTGCCTTGCTCCAATGAGCGCTGCATCGCCTCCAACACTACGACTTCGCCGTAGTCAGCAATCATGTCTTGAATTTTCTCGGAGATGTATTCTGTCATCATGCCCATGTTTTTGTTCCAGAACTCAAAAGGCTTGCTGACAACATCGACAACAACTCTTTGACCGTCAAGTGGGACGTTTGACGAATCGTGGTACGAATCGTGGTACGATACATCATTGTCATTGTCATTAGCATTATCATTATCAACAAAAGGAATGTCGTACTTCTCTATAACGCTTTTGACAGTAACATTTAAGTCCCGTTTGGATTTCAAGTTTTTAAAAATGTATTCAATCAGTGAAACATCCTGCACTGAATTTAATTCTTTGACAAGCAAATCAAAGACAGGCTTGCCGCCCTTAACGATTGAGTAACAGAGATAATTTTTGATTGCAATTTCATTCGTTTGTTTGGAGCACTTGATGAGCTTGTACTTGCTCTCAAATCTGTCCAGCAGCACGATAACGGTTTCCGTGGAGTACCCAAGATGAAAAGCCGCCATTCTTGGATTTAGCTTAAAAATACCGAGTTGAGTAGAATCCGGACACGTAAGCAGATAAAGCATGAACAGCCTATCCTCTGGACTGAATGTGTTTAATACTTTTTCGTCTGTCCAAAAACTTCTGTCAACGATTCTTTTGATGCCCATTTATCCTCACACTCCTTCGGTTGTAGCAAATGCCACCCAGAGAATTTATGCGCTTCTCGTCGTTCTCGTATTGCAAAGCGGCTATCTCTGCCGCTTCGTATACTTCGTTGAAGCCAAACTCCAAAAGTACCTTTTTGACAAACTTTCTTCCGCTTGGAGTAAGCTCTCTGCCCGGCACAGCTATTTTCGCAATCGCGTCAATTTGCTTGTTTTCCAGTTGAGATAACTCCTGCTTCCAGCGAAGCATCATTTCCAACTGTATTCTGCGCTCGTTCAGTTCTTCCAGTTGGACTTTTTCTTTTACAAGGGCAGTGTCATCAGAAAGCTTTGTTTTCCCCTTTCCCCTGTTGCAAGCACGGCAAGAAGTTATCAAGTTCAGCATTTCGTTTTTGCCGCCTTCGGCAACGGGCACAATATGGTCTACTTCTAAAGTGACCTCTGGGGCGCTGCGTCCGCAATATTGACACTTAAAGCCATCTCTTTTGAATACCTCGAAACGCATTTTGGGCTGTAGCCCTATTCTCTTTCTGCCCACGCTATCACCCCATTTGATTCATTAATTTACTACTGAGGATGCTTTCGTAATCCATGCCAACTTCTTGCATGAGCTTTAAGCACTCGGCAGCTCTTTTATGGTCACGCATTACATCAATTGCAGCCGACAGAACGTCGAAACATTTATCAGCCTCATCATCTGTGATTCTGCCATCAACTTTAGCATTGACCACAGCAGCGCCAGCAATAGTAATAATTTCACCCCATGTGAGTTTGGGGGTTTCGTTGTAAGTTGTGTCGATAATCATTCGTATCCTCCTAAAGCTATAGTTTGAATCTGAGTGGGCTTAACAGCAAGCCCACTCAGACTAGAGTTATAAAAGGCTCATTCGCCTTCTACATCGGTTTTAATATTCTCAGCGGTAAATTCATCGTCTGTGACGATTTCGCCCGTCTCAGCGTCGATTACGCGCGTCTCAGAGGTTTCATCTTGCTCAATAGTCTCGACCTCACTGTCCACAGACAAGTCAAGCGGCTTCTCGCCAAGGTCTTTGTCCTTGTCCATAGCGGTCTGCATTTCGATGGACAAGGGGCCCCAATGACGAAGCATATAAGCCAACACTGTTTTCATGGCCATAGCGTCAAAATCTGTTTGCCACGGACTAGACGAAGAGTGATAGCTCTTAGAAAAGCGCTGCGCGTGTTTAATCACGGCATCTTTAGTCCAGTAAACGACTTTACGGAAGCCGTTCAGCAGAGTAAAGGAAGCACAATAGCCAACAGCAACATCACTCTCTGGCTCACCGTAAGTCAATTCCTCGGTGAACTTATTCCATTTGGTAATTTCACCCTCGTAAACAGTAACTACGTTGATAGTCTCATACAGGCCGCTTCTTTGAGCTAACTCGACTAATCCAAGATAGCCGATTTGGAACTGCGCCGCACCCTTGTAGGGTACAATCCATGCTCTGCCGAGTGACGGAATAATCGGCAAGTCCAGGCTGGCTGCGATAGATGCCGAACTGAGAACAGTACGCATATCCGCGTTCTGTAACAGCTTGTTCTGAGACACAACAGTCAGCACAGAGCTAATGAATCCTGCGCTCTTCTTGCCCAACATGCGTTGGAATCTCGCTTGTACGCTGTCCTGCTTGAACATTGCGTCCAACAGCGCTACGCCAGCCTTGGGAGCTGACTGCACAGCCTGTTCCTTTTGTTTTGTAATTAAACCCTTTGCACTAACCATTATTATTCGTCCTCCACTTCTTTAGCTCTACGCTTTTTAGCTTCTCTCGTAAGGTTGACCTTCAACATGCGGTATTGGGTCTGTCGACGGTACTTCTGAGACAGTTCGGGATAATCTTCTGCGAAAGCCTTGTTGTCCCATACCGCACGGTTGTATAACCCGTAGCTTACGATATAGTCACCGCACTCACCCTTTTCAGAGTTGCCAAGCTCCAAACGGAGTTTGTTTTTCTTTTCATCAATGACTTTTTTGATTTCGGTAATCTGGGCTTCAAGCTCTTTAATCTGCTCGCATTGTTTCTCCCACTCACCGCTCATCGGCATGACCTCTTTATCTCCGCCCGGGTACATTTTTTCGATAGCTTTAGTACAGTTTTCACTGTAATCTACATCGGGGATTTTATGAGGGACAACGTAGTTCTCCCAAAAGTCTTTCTCCGCTTCAACGAGGGCGTTGATTTCATCATCATCGCGCTCAAATTCACGGATAACAGCTCTCTGACCACCGCAGAGGCAGACAAAGTAGCACTTATCGTAGTTGCCTACCGCCATATAGTGCAAGGCTTGCACCAGATAAGAGGGCGGCACCTTGTCATCGGCCCATTCATCATAGTTGTAACCCGCTGTGGTTTTGATTTCTACAATAGCGTTCTCGCCAACCACAAGGCGGTCAACGTCGGCAATCATGAATGGGTGCTCGTCGCTGCGAACCATGCCGCAACGGCGGAGCTTCTTGCCTGTCTTGTCTTGGAACCACTGGGCTAACGGTTCTTCCAAGCGGTTGCCCCATTCCATGCGTTCCTTGACTTCATCCGAAAGGTTAATTTCAGATGCTACGGTCTGGCTAGTCTTTTCTTGCCAAAGCTGAAACTTTGACTTATATGTATTAACGCCCACAATAATGCCAGCGTCGCTGCCACCAATACCAGTGGTACGCAGTTCCAGCCATTTTTCTCTGCCGCCATCTTCCTGTATCTCGGCCGCGGTCATCAGCATTGTTGTGCTCATTCTTCATCATCCTCCATGCCCGAGCGGATAGCTTCAACGATTCGCTTCAACCCTTCGGGCCAATCCTCTGGAATAGGTTCTCCCTTTCCAATAGCAACAACCGTAATGTCGCCCTTAGGTTTCTCAGCTTCGTGTTCGTGGTTCATCATCTTGGCGAACTTCTTGTCATATTTTGCGGTTGCAAATGCTGCGTCAAGCAGCCCCCAAGTTGCATCGTGAGCATCTTTGGAATCAAGACCGCTCTCTATGAGGCTCTCTTTCATTCCTCGTGCTACCATGAACGTGAGACCAGCAAAGACTTTTGACAAATCCTCGTTCCTCATATCCACGTCAACCTTAAATTCCAAATGTTTGCCGTCGATAAGAACGGCGCTGATGATTGATTCTTTAGTTTCTTTCATTCTTTTGTTCCTCCCTTAGGTTTTTATAGTTTTTTCGGCAACGGCAAACCCTATAAGAGATTATTGCCGGAGCAACGTCCATGAGCAAACTTAAATCGCTCTGGCGTATACCGCATACGACATTAAGGAAATAATACGATTCGCATTCAAGGTCACACAGCGATGATGTCTTGGGGCGCGGTGGCCTTGGAGCCTTCTTGTATTGCGGTTTCGCATTCATGAAATCCAATGCGCTGTTAATGCTCACGCTTTTGATTATGGATATATATAGCGCATACCAGTTTTCACGAAACCGGATACTGCTTGACTTATGGATGGCTTCTGTTTCCGTTTGAAAGCTGCGAGAATGAGCTTTAACGTAATTTGCTTTGCAGCTACGTTTTCGCTTTGTTATCATTTGGCATCCTCAATCTTTACAATGATTGTTTCGCCAACCTGCAAGTGCTGTCGCTTGCCAATACCGAAACCGTTATTTTCGCTCAGCTCGTGCATGAACTCAGTAAACGGTTTGCTGCCGTCATAATATTTTTCCCCAATCTCCCACAAAGTTTCTCCACTTTGTACCGTATGACAAATCTTGCGGTAAGATGGTTTTTCTTTGCTTGCAAAGTAGTTGGTGTCAAAGCCGCTGATAAGCAGCGCGACGATTGCAACAACTGCAATTTTAGCCACTATTTTCATTGTTCTCCACCCCTTTAGTCCAATAGTGCTTTAAGCGCGCTTTGATAGCGCCCTTTCCTTATGTTCTGTATTCTCTCCTGCTTAGCAGGTGGTGCGAACATTTCTTTTAATTGCTGGTCGACAACATCAGCCACCAGCAGCCACTTTCTGCCATATCTTCCAGCAGAAACCTTACCTTGCTTAATCAGCTCCCGCAGCATTTTGTCGCTTATGCTGCGGCTCTCGGCGTACTCCTTGATGCCCATCAGCAGCATTGCTCTCACGCTCCTTTCTTCTTTATGAACCTTCCTCTGTGCTATAATGTTAATTACAGAACCGAGGTGATTATTTTGGATAAAGAACAGCAAATTCACGAAATGACTATGGATTATTTGCACTCTAGATTTTCTAAGCACGCCAGCGTAGAAGAATACTTAGAACACTATCGATTTGCTTATGGCAAAATAGAGCAGTTTATATCTCAGTCAGAAATCTTGAAAAAGCAGTAACCTTTTTTCAATTTTTCAATTACATTTCCCACCAGTTCCATTTCACTTTCGCTCAACCCATCAAGTTGCTTGCAAATCTCCTTGATTCGTTGAGCGATTTTTTCTTTGTCGTTATCTGACATAAATTCCTCGTCCAAACAGTATTGGATGTAACTTTCTAATTGCTCCATTTACTCTCACGCTCCTTTTGATAAAAGCTTGTTGACGAAATACGCCTGTCCTTTGCCAGTCACCTTAACTGTCTTGCTGACGGTAACATGGCCGTCGCTGTGCGTAACCGCCGTTTCTTTGATGCGGAACAGACCCATTTCCATGGCTCTCTGCGTCGGGCTGTTGTAATCAGCACCTTGACGCTTAATCAAGTAGCCGTTGTTGCGCAGCCACTCAAACATGCGCTTTTGTCCTATGTCATGCCCGTTCTGTTTGATGAGCTTTGCCAAATCACCAATCAAAAT